CAAGAAATAATGTCGGAATGTGTTAGATTGGAAAACGCGGTGAACCCGCTAAGGTCACTTGTGTCCAAAGCCTGAATCCCTATAGAAGAATCCATGTAAGCGTCTCCATCAGGATCTAGTGTGTCTGAAGTTCCAGTTACCCTCCAATGAACTTGATATATAACATCTGTGTGGCCACCCATACTAGAGTAGCACTCTACTGTTTTACAATCCCAATTTATCGTTGTTGCCATTATAATTGATTTACTTGTAATTCACCTCCGTCTACTGTAACTGCAAATCGAGTTCCACTAGAGTCTCTTAATATTAAAGCACCTTCGTTAGTATCTATTTCACAGTTACCACTATTGTCTATAGAGAATTGAGTAGTTTCTGTTCCAGAATCTGAAACCTTACCCATTCTAAATTCACTTTGCTTACTCTGTATAAACTTAATTCTCTGGTTGGAAGTACCTCCAGAAGCGTTCATTAACATAGTTCCCTGTACGGCTCCTTGTAAACATAATCTTCCTATGTTTCCACTACCAACAACATGAAGTCTCATTCCTCCGAAAGCAGTACCGTTTATCGTTCCTACTGAAGTGGTTCCAATTCCTAAACCAGTTCCAGAAGTTCCACTAACATTGTTCCAGTAAAGATCTGCATTACTACTTAACGCTTGAGATCCTGACCAGAAAGCAACTCTTGTTGCGCTTCCTGAACCTGTAACAGAGGCAGATGACTCTGCTCCTTTTTGACCCTTCTGACCTTTAGAACCGTTTGATCCATTAGATCCATTTGATCCATTAGTACCCGCCTGTCCTTTTTGTCCTTTAGAACCGTCTGATCCATTCGATCCATTCGATCCATTTGATCCATCAGCACCTGCTTGACCTTTCTGACCCTTCGAACCATCCGATCCATTTGATCCGTTAGAACCATTAGTTCCTGCTTGACCTTTTTGTCCTTTCGAACCGTTTGATCCATTCGATCCATTTGATCCATCAGCACCTGCTTGTCCTTTTTGTCCTTTTACTGAAGAACCATTAGATCCCGCCTGACCTTTCTGACCTTTAGAACCATCCGATCCGTTAGAACCATTAGAACCATTAGTTCCAGGTTCACCTTTCTGTCCTTTAACAGAGGATCCGTTAGATCCCGCTTGTCCCTTCTGACCTTTCGCACCATCTGATCCGTTAGAACCGTTCGATCCGTTAGATCCTGCTTGTCCTTTCTGACCTTTCGCACCGTCTGATCCGTTAGAACCATTCGATCCGTTAGTACCCGCTTGACCTTTCTGACCTTTAGACCCATTCGATCCGTTAGAACCATTCGATCCTGGTTCTCCTTTCTGTCCTTTAACTGAAGAACCGTTAGATCCAGCCTGACCTTTTTGTCCTTTTGCGCCAGTAGCACCTGTGGGTATACCAAAGTCAAAAGTAGCGTCTTGATCATCTCCAGTGTTTTCAACAGTAGCATTTTCTCCAGCGCCTAATGTTGAAGTAGTCCCAACCTGAATAGTAGCAGCAACTCCATTAGATCCCGACTGACCTTTCTGACCTTTAGAACCATTACTACCGTTAGTACCCGCTTGACCCTTTTGTCCTTTAGAACCATCTGATCCATTTGTTCCCGCTTCACCTTTCTGACCTTTAGAACCATCAGACCCATTAGTTCCTGCCTGACCTTTTTGACCCTTGACTGAATCACCAGGTTCTCCTAATTCACCCTTTTGTCCCTTCGAACCATCAGAACCATTTGTTCCTGCTTGACCTTTTTGACCCTTTACTGAAGCACCGTCTTGACCCTTCTGTCCTTTCGATCCGTCTGATCCGTTAGTACCTGCTTCTCCTTTTTGTCCTTTTATAGAAGTACCAGGTTCTCCTTCTTGACCCTTCTGACCTTTAGATCCATCAGATCCATTGGTTCCTGCTTCTCCTTTTTGTCCTTTAACAGAAGAACCGGCTTCACCCTTCTGTCCTTTTACTGAAGAACCATCTTGACCCTTTTGACCCTTAGCGCCAGCAATACCTTGAGGTATTCCAAAATCAAAAGTAGCGTCCTCCGTACTACCGCTGTTCTCAACAGTAGCATCTTCTCCAGCAGAGAGCGTTGTAGTAGATCCAACCTGAACAGTGGCCGCTGCTCCATCTGCTCCTGCTTGACCCTTCTGACCTTTTACTGAAGCACCATCTTGGCCTTTCTGACCCTTCTCGCCCTTCTCGCCCTTCTCTCCTTTCTGACCTTTTACTGAAGTACCATCTTGACCTTTCTGTCCTTTGGATCCATCAGAGCCATTAAACTGAAAAGATAATGTCACACTGTCATTGTCACTAAAAGGGTTAGACGCGCTTGAGGCGCTAACCGATCCTTCTAATTCTATTTGATCACCAGTTGTTCCAACAGAGGTATAAGAAAACTTATAAAAGTTACTTGTAGTTTCCACTTCTCTAACAGTAACAATACCTGGCGCTGTTGGAGTAACTACAGATTCGTTGTCTGAATCTTGATTATTGAAATTCAGTCGAGTGGTACTATTCTGTGTAGATTCATTACCTCTTACTTCTCCAGCGGGCATATCCCCACTTGTGTCTGTCTTAAAGGTAAAGTTGTATACGTTTCCAGCATTTACGCCACGCTCTCCTTTTTGACCTTTATCACCCTTCTGTCCTTTTTCACCCTTCTCGCCTTTCTCACCTTTTTGTCCTTTGACTGAAGCACCTGCTTCTCCTTTTTGTCCTTTAGCACCATCAAATACAAAAGATATATTAACAGCGTCTTGATCACTAAACGGATTACTTGCACTGGATGCAGTTACAGACCCTGTTAGTTCTATTTCTCCTGAACCAGTATCCCCAGAAGTAAAGTCGAAAGTAATAAAGTTTGTTTGGTTCTCTACTTCTCTTATGGTAACAGTACCAACATCATTTGCACCAACCGCAGGGATGGTTAAGCCGTCGCTATCGGACTGGTTAATAACAATTCGTGTAGAAGCGTTTTGTGTAGATTCATTACCTCTTAGTTCTCCGCTGACTGGATTACCAGAGGTTGCTGTGCTAAACACATAAGGGTAGATGTTAGCAGCCGACTGACCTCTAGTTCCTTTTTCACCTTTCTGTCCTTTGTCTCCCTTCTGTCCCTTTTCGCCCTTCTCTCCTTTTTCGCCTTTTTCTCCCTTCTCACCCTTTTCTCCTTTAACGCCTTTTTGACCTTTAGTTCCATCATTCTGAAATGAAACAATTACAGCATCACTATCGCTGAATGGGTTAGCCGCGCTTGAGGCGCTTACAGAACCAGTAAGTTCAATCTCACCTCCAGATGTATCACCACCTGTAAAAGCAAATGTTATAAAGTTAGCCTGGTTCTCAACTTCTCGTATTGTAACCGAACCATTTTGATCTGCGGCTACAGAAGGAATTGTTAATCCATCGCTGTCTACTTGGCTAAGAACAATTCGTGTAGAAGTATTCTGAGTAGACTCATTACCTCTCATGTCACCGTTAGCAACACTTCCACTTGTGGCAGTTCTAAAATTGTAAGGATAACTATTGGCAGAGTTCTGACCCCTGGTTCCTTTCTCTCCCTTTTGACCTTTGTCTCCTTTCTGTCCTTTCTCTCCCTTTTCTCCCTTCTCTCCTTTTTCGCCTTTCTGTCCTTTATCTCCTTTAGCGCCATCAAACACAAAAGAAACAGTGACTGCTGTATTGTCAGTAAAAGGACTGGTGGCACTTGAAGCGGAAATAGAACCAGTAAGTTCTATCTCTCCAGAATCGGTATCTCCTCCGCTAAAATCAAACGTCAAGAAATTAGATTGAGTCTCTACGGCCCTTATAGTTATAGTTCCTGCCTGAGTAGCACCCACCGCAGGAATAGTTAAACCATCCCCATCGACTTGATTGAGAACGATCCTTGTAGAAGTATTTTGATCTGTTTCGTTTCCTCTCAGGTCTCCTGATGCTGGATTTCCTGTAGTGTCTGTTCTAAAATTATAGGGGTAACTGTTCGCAGAGTTTTGACCTCTAGTTCCTTTTTCACCTTTTTGGCCCTTGTCTCCTTTCTGACCTTTCTCGCCTTTTTCTCCCTTCTCGCCTTTATCACCCTTCTGTCCTTTTTCACCCTTTTCTCCTTTCTCGCCTTTCTCACCCTTCTGCCCCTTGGCTCCACCTTCGGCAAAGGATAAAGTTATTTCTTCTCCATCACTAAATGGACTGTTTCCACTACTACCTTGTACAGTGACAGTACAGGTTATTATTCCTGTGTCAAGAGCAACACTATCTATGTTAAAGTTTATAAAGTCTGTGGATGTACTTACAGATCTAACCAATACTGATCCTGCGCTTGGGGTGGGTATAGTGTCTCCGTTTTTATCGGTAGAGTTTATAACGACCGATGTAGATGTGTTCTGAGTCTCATTGTTAAACCTAGCAATGCCAGTAGCAGGACTTCCTGTTATAGCGGTGCTGAAAGCGTACTCATAGGTTGCAGCAGGTAATGGACCCTGTTGTCCTTTCTGGCCCTTCTGACCTTTCTCACCCTTTTCGCCTTTCTCACCCTTTTCTCCCTTCTCGCCTTTTTGTCCCTTCTCTCCGACTTCACCTTTCTGTCCTTTCTCTCCGACTTCGCCCTTCTGTCCTTTCTCGCCTACTTCACCTTTAGTTCCTTTCTCCCCTACTTCACCCTTTTGACCTTTTTCACCAACCTCACCTTTAGATCCTTTTTCAGCGACCTCACCTTTCTGACCTTTATCGCCTACTTCACCTTTCTGGCCTTTGTCGCCTTGTTCTCCTTTCTGTCCCTTTTCACCTACTTCACCCTTGGATCCCTTTTCAGCAACCTCTCCTTTTTGTCCTTTGTCTCCAACCTCACCTTTAACTCCTTTGTCACCTTTAACTCCTTGTTCTCCTTTTTGACCTTTCTCACCGACTTCACCCTTTTGTCCTTTGACTCCATCTCCATCAAGACCTTTTTGTCCCTTGTCTCCTTTTATACCTTGCTCTCCCTGATCCCCCTTTTGTCCTTTAACACCTATCTCACCTTTCTGGCCCTTCTCGCCCTTCTCGCCTTTTTGACCTTTTGATCCAACGAGTTGTTCTACGGCTCCATTATTAATGTCAATAGATATAGGGCTAGGTTGAGTAATAGTTATTACATCTCCAGGCTGATCAGTTACAATAATCTCTATAGGTCCTGTGTCTGACATAATTTAGTTTACAATATTTTGCTGTACATCGAATGTTCCGTAGAACCACGTTTCTTTTTCCCCAGTCGCTGTTAGAGTAAACTCTACTCCATACACATATGTACCAGCATCTACAGTCATGTTAGTGTCGGTAATTGTAATGGTAAGAAGACCAGCGGCAGTTCCGGTTATAGTTATGTTTGAATTAGATATAATTAATGGGCCGTTGTCATACTCCCTTACTTGCATCTCGTAAGTGTAAAGGGTTAAATCAATAGCCGTTCCGGTCGAGTCTTTTACATTGGCTTTAAGTATAAATGTATTCGCACGTCTACAACAAATATTTAATTGTGTAGCAGCGGACAGGTCAACATTTTTAGGGGTTTGACATCTGCAAGCAGAAGACGATTGATTACATGAGTTACAGGCCATTGTTATTATATATTAGTTAATGCGCCAGACAAAGTTTCATCCATAGGTGGACGATCTCCTTTTCTCTGTGCTATGAGTTTACTTTGAGCCATGGCTTGTCTGTCAATTCTTTCATCCTTTCGATTTTCAGATTCCATGTTTTCAGCCTGCCTGACTCCACTTTCTATTTCTTGTTCGGTAATATCATACTGCCCTTTGAGTTGTTCAATCTGCATTTTATACTGATACTCTAATTGCATCAGTTGAGATTTGATTTGACCCTCCAACTGCATCCGCTGTATCTCTAGTTGTGATCTTACCTGATCTTTTTCCATTTCAGCCTGGGCTGCAATTTGTTGAGACTGAGCGTTTAACTGAGACTGAACCTGCGCCTGTTGTGCCGCTTGTTGTTGCTGAGCCTTTATTCTTTTTGCTCTTCTTACAACGAGTAATCTTTCGGCTTGCTCTACGTCCTTTAGTTGTCTGATGGCAATAGCATCCTCTAAGTCTATCTCTTTTTGACCTAGTGCTATTTGAATATTTTGTTCGAGATATGCTTTGTCTGTATCATTCATTTCAGTGACTACCATCACTCCGAAATTATACATCGCTAAATTGTCAAACGAAGTAAGAACTGCCATGTTAGTTTCTCCTACTGCATTCGTATATACATTATAAAGAATACTATCCTTTGGAATAATCTGCAAACAGCGAACGATATCATCACACACCTTTTTATAAAGAACGTGTGCAGCGTTTGTTATGTCATATATAGCATTGTTGCCCGCGGCCATTGCTTGCTCTCTAACGCCAACTAACGCATCGCCTTTAGGTGTTGTGCCATCCATTACTTCATTGATGCCTGTAGCGTCTCTAATCATCCTTAGATAGTGATTATATATTGCTACTAGTTCGGTGATGTTTCTTATAGCATTTCCTATCTCTCTAACTGGAGGGTTTTGGAATCCTCCCTCTGGATTCTTAGACCGGTAATAGAACACACCTGTTTGCTCGTAAATGTCTTGTATTTCTAATGGCTCTAATGAACCACCTTTTCCAAGTTGCACATTCTCTAGTCCCTCAATGTCTATAATTAAACCATCGGGCTTTGCCTTCGCGATTGCTTGTTGAATTTTAAGGTGAGTGATTTGTAGCATATCAGCAAAACCAATCACAGAAGAAACCATCGACTTAGGAATCATTCCTCGAATATTCGTAGCAACTATACTGTAAGAGAGTCTTGCTCTGCTTATATCGTGTACGTTTTTAGGTATGTTCTTTTGGGGGCCATAGTTATATATATGATCCGTACCTACTATTAAAGTTCCTCCGTATACTGTGGCATTGCTCATGTATACCGCTTCCCTATTATATACAGATTGTTGAGGTGCGTTGTATTCGGTTCCTTTATAATAAAAGCCAATGTTTCCATAGGCTGACTCTTTCTTTTCAAATATCACATCATCAACAGACATGAATTCAAAATCTAGAACCTCAACCTTATACTCATCATACCCCTGTTGAAATCTTTTGTTTGCCCTGCTATAACCAGACTGAGTCGATGTCGAGAATTGATCAGGCTGATTACCGTACTTATTCATTACTGTCTTTGCAATCTCTTCATATTGCGTTTCAGTAAATTGATCACCTGCAATTCTTTTGAGTTCCATTATGGTTATAAGACGGAAACTACCTGCGTAAGTAAGGTCTGTAAAGTTAGGATCATCAGTCCAGTTGTGTATGAACTTTGCTGGATCAACATATTCTTCTTTGATTCCATAGTTAGGATCATTGGAACGTCTGGCTATTCCTATTCCTGTAACAGATAAATCTTCTACGCATCTTCGATATATTGCCTGGTTAAAGTCATTCCACTTTAACGTCATCTCTGTTCCGAGTTGGGCTGCTATCTCTGCGTCCGTCTTTACATTTGTGTCAATAAATATTTCTGTTTCTTCTGGAGTATCAGGAAGTTGAGCAGGATCAACATCTACATCTAGACCAAGATCTTTAGCCTCTTGAAGTATGTCTTTGTTTTCTATTTTTAATATAGTAGCATTTTTCTTCTTGTCTTTTTCTGATTTAGACAATGGATCTACCGCTTCGATATTTGGGTATGGCGCTCTAGATAAAATCTTGTTAACCACTATCTTAACAAACTTCGGAACAATAGGTACAGGAGTATAGTCCAAAGTAAGAAGAGTTCCTCCTCCTCCATTAGGATCTAAAGAGTTTAATATTTTTCTATAAATAGAAGTGTCTTGTGTTCCTTGTGCATAATCTCTGCACCTTTCTATCTCAGCATTTCTTCTGCCATAAAGAGAATTAGAATAGTCACTACCTACCCACTGAGCAAACATAGCCTTCGCATATTGAAGACCATAAGAATTCTCCAACTTCTCTTCTGTGCTTGCTAATGGATCCGGGAAAGATGACTGTCCCTTGTTATATTGATTGTTCATACTCAAAGAGGGTAATATTGCAAATATACTTCAATTAATTATCGTATAATTATCTGACCCTTCCTAAAGAATTTCTTTAAGTTCATGTCAGATTTAGGTTTTTGTTTGGTTGTACTTTGAGATGCAAGCAATGCTAATCCACTAGATATAGAAAGGTCAAACTTAGTTCTATCATCAACCTTGAAGTTTACCCAATCCTCTAGTGTCCTTTCAAAATACATAGTTCCAAACTCTAACGACTCTTCATTTAGCCCTACATAATTATGAACATATGACTCAATGGCTTGGGCGTGAGACTGTATAATGTCTTGAGAATTAGATGGTATACCTTTAGTTTTTGTCTTAGTGCCAAAACCAGATCCAATATGAGTAGGTCTATCCATCAACCAATCAGAGTAGCCTCTAGTCTCAAAATGCCTGGCAATTCCATATTTATTATTCTCTATGAGTATTGGGTATCCATAGTATTTAGATGCCATTAAAACATCCTCATAAAAGATCTTTGCTAATGGAGGTCGTGATGCATACTCGGCAACAAACATATTTGATGGATGCGCCATATTAAATTTATTATATAAATGACACGCACCCTTAGAACCTCTCCCATCAACAGTGGCATCTATATCATATGAGTCAACACCCCCACATCCAAGCCAATCGTTTTCAGGCTTAATCTTGTTTCTTAATTCGTCAGGAGGTAACCATGCTATTCGCCATCTTCCGTTTGGGTCTGGCTTGAAGATAACTTGAGTGTCAAGAACACCATCCTGCCAAACAAAATTGCCTACGACAATAGGAGAGGGAAACATTTCTTGATTGTGCTGAACCTGTTCGTATATCTTCTGTACATTAAACAATGATGCCTTAGCGCTGTCTCTAAAAGCCTCTGCTACCGTAAAAGGGAATTGTCGTATAACCTCATTGAGTTCATAGGAATCTCCTACCAGAGCCTTTCTTTCGTTCTTTAAAAAAGTTCTGGCTCCGATAGTTATTAATTCACCATCATTAGACGCTGTTGGTTTTGGTGGGTCTTCAGAGACAGGGATTCCGTATATATCAAAGAACCCTTCCAGAGCATCGTATGATGGTATGAATATAGAATATAAACCACTCTTAGTTCTTCCGTTTTCGTTTCGTTCTAATGGGTTACTTGAATCATACAAGTCTCTAAATTGCCTGCCGCCTTTGTCCAGGGGATTTACTGTGCTACCTACAAGTGATTTGCCTACAATCTTTCTTCCCACTAATAAACAGGTTCTGTGTATTCTCCAGGACTCTCTAATGTCTGTAGGCTTTTCCCATTTCCCTGCCTCGTCTAAATAAAGTATGTGAAGTTTCTCACCATCATAAGCATTGTTTGTTGTGCTCTTCCAGTTTATAACTGTATTCAAAGCCTCTCCGCTTTTTGATGTCTTATTCTTTTTGGTAATTCTTTTTGATGGCTCCCTAAATGCTAGTTCCATTCTTGGGTTTGTTGTTCCATCTTGTATCGGTTTAAAAAAGAATGGCAGACTTTTATAGATTGGAACTACTTTTTTCATAAAGATGTTTTCCTGAGCATCTGCTCCGGTCTTAGACATTAAGCCTAAGAGTTTTTCTTTTACTTGAGTGCCTTCGTTAACAAGTATAGATGCGGACATATTGGTATATCCAGATCGTCTACACTTTACATAAATCTGCCCTAGACATCTTGGGTCTACTGAGCAGGCTTCAAGGTGTATATAAAGTTCTCGTTGGAACTCCAGATAGTCTGGATATCCGATGTCAATTTTAGACCACTGTAAAAAGAAGTAGTGGTTGCCTGTGATATAGGTGGGTACTCCATTGTTATAGAACCACACACCGCTGCGTCGTCTTTCATATTCTTGAGCAATATAGTTAGTATGTAATTTACGAAATGATTCTGGCATAGTCATCCACTCTTCCATGGATGTTACTTTTTTTAAGTCCTCTGGTAAAGGGGTTCGCTGCCATCGCTGTTCTGCTTTTGGCAAGTCATTAAATAATATTTTATTCTTAGGAGGCTGCTTGGGAAGTTGGATATCTAGTTCTGCTATGACTACATTTTTGCCCGATGAATTGTCTGGGCAAATGTTTACCAGAATGTCTTCATCAATTGTAATTAGTCCAGCCATATTACATAAACTGTATAGGTTCTTTTAAAAATTCCCCCGATGGTTTTTGCTTCCATAAATTTATTGCTATAGCAGACCTAACTCCTTGATTTACAATGTTTACTTTGTGTCTGTGTTGACCCGCTGGAAATATGACTAACCGATTAAACACAGGCTTTACAATCTCAGGTGCTTTTTCTTCTTCTGAATATATAACTAATTCACCACCTTCTATGTCCAAGGGTACTGGATAAAAAACAGTTCCTATTGTTGGCGTTATATGTTTCCCAGTTTTTTCATATTCGGCTTCGTCTTTATCTATGTGTGCCGGTAATTCTTGATGCGTTATTTGTGGACCTAACTGTCCTGTCCAGTATTCAAATCCGCACACACTGACATCATGATAGGGAGAATTATGTCCCCAGATCTTTTCTATAAGTTTTTTCTTCAGCGTGTTCGGCTCTTCGACCCACCATCCATCATACCAATAGTACTGACCATTATTATCAAAGAATTTTTTATCGTTGGCTATGCTGTCTAAAAGTGTTTTGTCTTTTATAAAATTATCTACTATAATCATTTTGAATATTTTTCTGCAAAGCCACCTGAGTAGTCCTGCTCTTCTTTTAACTCACCTTTATCCTGTAGCGTTTTTATTAATTGTTCTAGGCGTTCTCTTTCTATGATTAGTTCCTTGGCATCAACCGCTGTTTGTTTGATTGCTTGCAACTCTGCTTTACGTTGAGAACCGCTTAACTCCTGATCTACAGGCTTTTGTATTTCGTTGATCATGTGTTCTATGGCGATTTGCATAGACTCTTTTAATCTAACAGCGGTGGTTACATTATCATACTTCTTTTTCGACTTTGGCATCTATATGATTTAAATAAGTTCTAAATAATTTCTCTCCATTTATATACATGACATAGTCCATATTCTTTTTTATGTAAACTTTATCACCAACGTATAGTCCAAGTTCTTTAAGTTTTTCTGATCCCCACCTTACATATCCGTACTGATTAGAGTCAGGTTTCTTTTGTGGCATCAAGTGTATAATGTTGCTCTTGAGTTCTTCTTCTTGTTCTGCTGGAGTTAAGAATATCCATTCTCCCAACAGTTTAATCTCTCCTGTCTTTTTGCTTTTGTATGCATATGCTTGACAAAAGAATGGGTCATAGCCTCCATCATATGTAACATAATAAAGGTCTTTGTATCCGTGAACATATTGCCCTCTTCTTTCTGCAACCTCTAATTTGTTTTTGTTCTCTGGAAGGGTTAAATGATTACCTCCTAAAGTTACGTGGTGATGAAAGTATAATGTATCTCCTTCTTCTACTCCTGTATTATATTTTATAGGAGCAGAGTGTACAATGCCTTCCATGGCCCTATGTTCAAACTCGTTATACTTTGGGTCTAGATAATATTCTTTATCACCCATCATAAATGTATCCCGGCTTACTTTGGGGATATCAACAATAAAAAATCTAAGAGATTTCATTCAAAGTCACAGTCGTGTTCAATTAAACATGGCATATCGTCTATGGTCTTCCATAGAGTAATACCTTTTTCCTTATCAAATAAGTATACAAGGTAGCGACGAATTCCGTGTTTAGCAAATAATCTGTCGTCTAAAACGATAGAGTCAACTGTTGCTCCTCCAGCACGTTGACCTACAAAGTAAGCCATTGCATCTTTTGGGTTTTGTCCAATAACAATTTTTCTAATTAATTCCATTAATTTATTTTTATTTCATCTAACTACCACAGGCTTCGCATTCAGGGTTGTCTATGCTACATGAAGGGTCTACAGGAACCTCTTCTAATTCGTTAATAAAAGAACTTAGTGAGTCCTTCGCGCTTTCTGCCATCGTGGTTTTTGTTAGTTTATGTTAAGCCAATAATCGATTGAATCAGAGGGTCCTTTAAGATCCTCATTCTGATCATAGACGCGCTGCATGGCTTCAAACATTGCGTCTATTTCGTCTAAGTTATCTGCTGTAAACCCTGCGAGAAACTCATACGATGTGTCGTGTGTAAATGCTTTATCTAAAGGAGTGTCTGTAGATAGGCCAAAGCAATAGGATGCTAGGAACTCATCACGTGCTCCATGCTCATCTATAATCGCCATCACCTCTTCCATCTTTACCTTCAGCAAAAGAAAGAGTTCTACTCTTTTTTTAGTATCCATTTTGATTTTACTTATTACTAGAACGCTGTATTTGGAGCGCCTTCTCTTAAAACTCTTACTGTACTATTCGCTGTAACTGTAACTGTGTCGGTTCCAGATACCTTTACTTGATAGGTTAGTCCACCAGTAGCATATAACGATCTGCTTAATGATACCGTACTTGTTCCTGTGGCTAGTGTCTCTGAGAATTTCATTATGGTTCCAGAGTCATGTCTAAGTTCTACAGTAACGCCCTGAGATCCTCCTGTTGTTACTTCTAGATCTACTTCAAATCTATACTGGCTTGTTGTGTTTATTTGAATATCTGTCCTTATTCCTGTACCATCCATCAATGTCACATCAGCCGTAGCAGTTCCTATAGCGGTAGATGATGTTGCAACAGTTGTTCCTGTGTCATCGTTAAGTCCAAAAGTTTGAGCAAAAGATATGTCTGCTCCAGATGATGCAATATTTTGTGCTGACACCCTTGCGGTAAATACGTTTATGTTTGCTGCTATTCTGCTCTCAACAGAGGTTGCTACGTCTGATACAGTTATAGACTTATAGGATGAGGTTGACTCGTCCCATATTAGGTACTTGTCATCATTGGCAACATTTAATGCGGCTAGTGCAGTAAGTGCAGATGGATCAGTCAAACCTACCGTACTTCCTGTAGCCACGATAGGACTATTCGCTGTAATACTCGCTGTACCTATAGGGTTGGTGCTCAGATCTCTTTTTACTACTACACCTGATGAGTTTAACATCAATGCATTCTCTTCAGTAGTTGATGCTGCTGCTGAACCTATCTTTAATGTACCAGTTGTTTCTACTGTATCTGTAGATATCTTTAATGCACTATTGTTTCCGGCTCCATCCTGTACAACCTCTTCCGTGGCTGACAACTGTGAAGTGGCCATCTTTAATAGTAGACCAAACGTATCTTTAATTTTTACACCGCTAAGACTTCCCATATTATTACTTTTGAAACAAAGATACCTATATCATGAAAAGTTACACAAGCCGAAAGAAACTATTTAGAGAGTTTTCTAAAAAAGAATCTAAGGAGGTTTTGTATACTAATCTAAAGAACCTACATTTTCTGTATATAGATGCAAAAGAGAATCATCAACTCGGCAGAGCAGAACTTGATTTCTTAATGTTTATTTATGACTATGAGTTTTTTACTATAGCACATATTGCTAAAGCGTTGAATAAGAGCGAGTCACGAATGCGAAAGAGACTTATACATAAGATGGTGAGTGATGGATGGGTGTATAAACACTTTGATAAATTAACTCCCAGTGGATCTGTAGATGAATCTTTCTTTAGAGAGGAGACTAAGTATAACTACAGGGTTAGATATGCTATAACCCAAAGAGGTCGTCTAGTCGTTACTCGTTTATATAGAAAAATGAATGGAGAGGAAGCCTTTAGTTAGTTCTGTACCTCTTAGTTTTCTTTGCGATCTTCTTAGGTTGAGCAACAAATTGCTTTCCTTTTTTAGATCCTGCTCTTTTAGCCCTAGTGGTTGCAGCGTACTCTTCGTCGCTCAGGCTTTCTATTGCTGCTTCAGGGAGATACCTCTCTCCGGTCTCTGATGACTTTTTCCCAGACTTAGTTCTCCACTTCTGACTGGTCCAGTTCTTTAATGATTTTTGTGATTTCTTTAGTGCCATTAACTTGTGTATCCACCTCCAGCGGCTTTATATGCTTTGGCTAACATCTGGGCTTTCCTTGCAGACCATTGTCCTGCGTTGCCACCCTTAGTTCCAGCCTTGATTCTGTTGAATATTCTTTTGCGAAGACTAGGCTTAGTATAGTTTCCTGCCTCGTTTACTTTGGACTTTTTTTTTACTTTGCCTCCCTTTTCGTATTCCATAGTCTTGAGTCGGCTCTTTGCTTCTTTAGCGGCCTTTACCTTCATTCCCATGTCAGCCTTCATGTCTTTGTCATGGGTAACAACTCTAAATGGAGCAGATGGACTAGCGCCTGCGTGTGGCTTATAGTCTCCCTTCATTAAAAAGTGTCTTCCATTCTCTGTCATCCAGTGAAATCCTTCAGGGGCGTCTACCTTCTTACTGGCTTTTGTTTTCTTTAACTTCATTTTCTTTGTGAGAATTTTTCTAATCCTGCAATCCCAAATGATCCAAGGGTTACAAATAGAAAAGAATTATAGATGAACTCATTGACTACCAGGTCTTTACCTATCCATCCTGTTACTAGATCTACTATCATTACAATTATCATAACAGCGAATGACAAAAAACCTATTATGGTCTTCTCGTTATAATCGTTGTTGTCTTTAAAAATATCTATTAGGCTCATTTCAGTATGTGTATGTATAAACAAAGTTAATAGATTTGATCATTATAAAACCAAATGAGACACTATGAGTTTTCTTGACGACATATTACAGGTTAAACTTTCTTCTAATGAATATATTAAAGATGCCCAGGAGAAGAATCAGGTATACCTACACCATACAGCAGGAAATGCTAGTGGTGTAAACACAGTAAATCACTGGAACAATGATAGCAGAGGTAGGATCGCTACTTGTGTGTGCATATCAAACACCGGAGCCAAAGAAGGGGATGGTAAAATTGTTCAGGCGTTTTCTAGTAAATACTGGGCATACCATCTTGGAATAAAAAGAGAGGTATTCGAATCTTACAACCTCGACTATATGCCATTAGATAAAAAGTCTATAGGTATAGAACTCTGTGCATGGGGTGGTTTAGAAGAAAAGAGTGGTAAGTTTTTTAACTACGTAAACAGGGAGGTTCCAAAAGAAGAGGTGTGTAGCCTGGAAGAACCTTACAAAGGAAAGCGACATTATCATAGATATTCAGATGAGCAAATACGTAGCGTAGAAAACCTATTGCGTTATTGGATAGATCATTATGGTATTGATAAAACATACAATGCTAGAGATATGTGGGGAGTTTCAAAGAAAGCATTACGAGGAGAAAGTGGTATCTTTACACACAACTCTGTGCGAAAGGATAAGTCAGATATATTCCCTCAACCAGAGATAATAGAAATGTTAAAATTGTTATAATGGCAAAGTATCGTAAGCAAGTTCCATTTGCAGAGAATAAAAATTTATCTTCTGGTAAAGAAGTATTCGCTCCCATGGCTAAAGATGTTCCTGCTTTTTCTCAAGTATTAAAAAGTAGAGACGGAAGAGAGTTATTAGTATTGAATGGCATCGCCTTTGAAACTCGTGGATAAGGAGATTAATGAACTACAGGTTTAGACCCCTTCAAGATGGCGGTAAACTTTCCGCTGTAAAAAGAGAAATAAAAAAGTACCGGACTCCATCTAAGGTCGTAGATAGGATAGGGGATTTTATATCTCCTCCTGAAGGAGCACCCACTCGTGAAGAACAAGTAAATCAATTTTTAGGTAAACCCAAAGAGAAAGCATTCAACTTTGCTGAGAGTTTAGTTGAGTCTGGTAGTATAGATGGTGATCAGCCTGATAACATACGTCACGCATTGGCTGGTACTTATACAGCACAGAACGTAAGTAATATGATTACCGGAGGTTATAATCCTAACATCATAACAAACATAGTTGGAGATGCCGCAGGGGTGGCTGCCGCAAATATATTGGGTGCTGGTCACGAAGTAAAACATTTACCTTCATCCTTAAAAGAAGGATATGAAAAAAATGGGCTGCGTGGAGTCTATGATGCACTAAGAACTACAGGAGAAGACGTAGCAAATAACTTTGTTGGATCTATTCTAGGTGTTCTCCCTAATCTAAAGCCAGGAGATGCAGAAGAGATTGTAACAGAGTTAAGTTTCGCAGGGATATTACCTGACGGTATGTCAGATCCAGATATGAATATGTATCCTAAAGGAAATGAGTAACACAGCATATAACCCCTTTGTGAAAAACTGGCAGATCTTTTTATGGTTTGTCATCGCAATATTTACAGCGGGAGGTCTATTCGCTGAGTTCACCTCTTTGAAAACAGAGTTAACTATGGTACATGAAAGACTTGACAACAAGGTTCAGGTTATAAACAGGCTTGAGGATAGAATAATATCCATAGAGAAACAACTAGAATACGAACGTGGACTCCTTGAGGCTACAATAAAATAATAATTATGAAAAAGATGTTTGATAAAGGTGGAGCATTTAAAAAGTTAGTTGCTCAACTTATGAAGAAAGGTCAATCGAAAGAAGCAGCACAAAAGATTGCTTACACTGCTGGCGTTAAAAAATACGGAAAGGCAGGGATGGCTAAGAAGGCTGCTGCCGGAAGAAAGGCCGCAAGAACAGCCTAATGTTTTTCCTGGGCTTTGTTTGGGGCCTGGTAGTAGCGTCAGTCGCTTTCTTTTTTATTATACTTAATATAGATAAAGAATGAGTATACTAGATGAAATTAAAAAAATACTTCCCGAAGCACTTATGATTTTTGGCGGGATGCTCTTTATGTGTCACGACATGAAGTCGCTGTTAGGTATCATATGTGTTGTTTTAGGAATCTATCTCAACAGAGACAGCAAGTTACCGTTCTAGAAGAGTTGGTATTGTATGTTGTAACAAGTGTTGCATCTTAACTTTTTTTGTTGTACCTTCAGACACGTCTTTGTGTAGACAATACGAACAGAGACTACATCTATAAGCCAAAGGCATATTATAGATTATGTCGTTCAACGACGAACATCTCGACAATCAAAAGACGAAACTCAGTGTGCAAGGGCCATTACTTTGCATAATTTTTTTTAGTGTAATTAATTGACAGAGGACTTATGAAATTTAATGAACAACTTATAGAGAAAACCGTGAACTGTATACACCAGTCAGATAAGTATAGAGTAGACAAACTTCTGTACATGGACGCTGTACAATATCAGAACCTTGGACAAGACAGCACCAAAACAGAAAAGGCAGAAGTAAAGAAAAGAAGCCGGATAATCTATCGGGCAATATCCAAGATAAACCCCACCCTAGGTAAATCACTTTTACTACACCAGGACAAATGACCCTGGAGCAAATAAACGAAAACCCTGAGTTCCTTATTATGATCACAGTGTGTTCTTTATTTTTTGCGCTCGGTGTCGTTAGTATGTCCCCATGGCTTAAAAAGCAATATTCCCAAATATTGATTTTACAGCGGAAGTACTCAACACTTAAAAAGAAGTACAAAGAAAAAAAAGAAGAACTTAAACAACTCAGAGAAGTCCACAAAATTTCTCAGAAATAAGCAGCGGGGGGATTATATATATATACACGCGGTCAGCCGAGAGATCCGAAACCCAAACCAGTTCGATGGGGGGTGCCTTTCCTGCCGAAACGCGCGCAAGGTTTAGGCGTTTCCCCGCGAAGGCAGTGGGTATCCACGTAGGAGGGTGCGACACCACCTGTCGAAGACAGCCTGAAAAATTCGACCAGTCCTGAGGAGGGTGCGAACAATCAACCTCCCACCAAACCGAAAACACCTATCCCTCCAGAGGAGGGGACACATTGTTTGACTTGTTTAACAAGTTAGAGGTACGTGTCATGAATCAAGATTGTGTCTAGACTTGATCATTCTTCAAAGTGATATTGATTACGTACGAGGCTCAAGACTGCCCCAAAACTGGATGAAAAACTTTTTTACTACGTAAGAAAATTATTTGCAAATTTTTTTTGGAAATGGCAAAAAAGCGGTGCTAAATTGTATACGTACGAAAGACGAACCACAAAATCCAAACCATGAAAAACAAAAGAACCATATCTACTACATTACTCAAGAGAGTTAACACTGCTAAAGAATTAGTAAGAGTATATAAAGAACACGAAGACTCCTTTAGTGAAATTCCTTGCTCCTACGGAGGATCAACTTGGCCCTCTTACTTAGAAGTAAACCTTATTCGAACGAATAACCAATTTGTTTACATAGACTCCGAAGGAGGTATGGACAATTTTTCATTCAGAAAAAGATATAACGTAAATAAGTTCTCTGAACTTGACGAGTTAAAATATGATCTCACTCTAATCTCTAGAACCTTGAAAAGGTTTCTAAAAAATAATCTCAAGTAAATTAATAACCTGTAAAATTAAATATCATGACAAAGAAAACCTTCGATAACTATAATCTAGTCTTAATGTATGCTTTTAACTATGAGTATGATTTCATAGAGAAAGCCTTCCCAAGATACGGAAATGTTGGATCAACTGGAATATGCTTTAATACCGATCACTTCCTAAAAAAGTTCAATCAGTTCTGTGATGAATCAGATGATAATACTCTAGGATTTATGAGATTCTATGCTTCATTATCTCATAGACACAGACAAATATTACTTGACTATATACTCAATGATTCTGAATATAAAGATCTCTATAATTTGCCGATAAAAATTAGGATAAGCAATTCATAAAACCTCTGATGAGTACCCTGAGATGGGACGAAACCTCCTTTAGGAGGTCAGGTTAAACTTAAAAATCCATAACCATGTTAAAGACAAATTCTTCGCAGTATAGGAATAATATCTATACTTATTTACTAGACAAGATCGATGGTACAGAGTACCAAGTGAAGACAGATACACCATCTGAAAAGATGGAGTTTTTGTTCACGACATTCCTAAAGGAATTTATTCATAAGAATAACTGCCACCTTCCAATTCAAAAGAATCTAGCCGAATGGCTAAGTGGCTTACCAAGTATTATTGATTTACCAATCTATAATGGTGATGTACTTTCATTGGCTAAATCTCTTTTAGAGACAGACAATTTGTCCGAAGACCTAGAGGACAAAATAATTGAAAATTATTATAACCATATGGCTTTGCATCTGATATATCTTGGTTATCGCTGTGTAGAGGATTCAACTATAAAAGCCTTTATAGCATTTGATTATCAAGAAGAGATGAAACCTTTAAGTTCAATTAACCTTTAATTTATTAAATCATGAGAAAAGCAAAATTAATTCAATTGATAGAAAATCATCCTCTAGTCGAAGACTTATGGGATGAAGAAGATAACGGATGGTGGTGCAGTCTAAAAGAACCATATGTTAGTGTTTATTCAGAATGTTCTCAAATTCACGTTGCAGAGTCTTGGTATGGTTACCGATCTGACTTTGTCGACAACTTTACGCAGAATCAAAAGGATGTTTCCGATTTAAAGTCAATGTGGGAACAACTAAAAGACCCCGAAGACATCCTAACGGATGATGAATGGTTCAAGCAAAGCGGAATGAGAGTCTGGTCATAGACCATCTATCCTAAGCAAGATGTAAAACTGCTTCCGTATTAAGGTGTAACCTTAACTGATGATTGCAAAAGCATGAAACGGAAATCTTAAATAAATTTATTATGAATACTATTGATTTTGGAAATTTAGAATTAGGAATAACAGATCTTGACAACTTAGTTGATCTACTTGAAAAATTAGATGATGGTGAAATAACAATAGCCGATTTAGATATTCAGCATGACATTATTGACCCTGTACAAGAGGCCATCACTTTACTTCAAAAAGTTAACCTTAAATAAGTATTTCTTATCCTGAGCATGATATTAAACTGCTACCGTATCAAGGTGCAACCTTGGCTGACGATTCCAAAAGGATGAAACGGAAACCTTAAATAAATTAATTATGAATACTACATCTGATCTTGCAACCTTAGTCGAACTACTTGAAAAATTAGAAGACGAAAAAATAACACTAGCCGATTTAAATATTCGGGAAGAACTTATCCGGCCTGCGGAAGATGCCATTTATTTACTGGAAAAAGTTAGCGGAATGGCTGAAGACTTACATTATACGTTCGACCTAGGTTAACCTTAAAAAGTTCCCTATGGGAAAAAAAATAATTGTTGGAATGCAAAAAAATGTTTGCTAATTTATATACGTACATGAACCAAAAACCAAATCCAAACCATGAAACAAAATTTTGATATTGAGATGATCGAGACAAGCCAAACCATTGGCGAGATGTCCGAGAAAAGAAAAGTAAGTACCATTGATTGGGATACTTTCGATAAAATTACTAATCTAGATACGCAAGAATTCTTCCGCTGTTTTGGTGGAGAAGAGATTGCAGAGAAGAGAATGACCTGTGCCGGATTACAGGTAGTCAAGTTGACGAGTATTAATCCTGATAACACGTTCCGCAAAGTGCGAACATTCAATTTTAAAGTTAAATAGATTATGAATTCAGTTAGTTTAGATAAAACCGATATGTTAATTGCTAAGTTCATGGAATGCGAATTCTATGATGATGGCAGAGTATGTTACTCCACAGAAGTGGATGATTATGTAACAGAAGACCCAATGTGGGATACTTCATGGGATTGGATTATGCCGGTGATATGGAAATGTCGAAAGTCGAGAAGGCGATATCCGGAATCAAACGAATGGAGGAGTTTAATGGGGGCTATTGATTTAGCAATCTTAAACCACGATAATATTGATGCATACGATAGCGTAGTTAAATTTATTAAAGCGCAGAACTTATGAAGGACTTAAAAGTAATTTCAGTAAGGTATTTCGATACTCGAAGAGGAGTCGGATACGAATGCAAAACAAACATTCCTAACGTAACAATTTGGAATGATGGCAATGGCACTAGCACATACATCGGAAGATGTCTAGAAGCAAAGCAGTTAAATCTATACGAGTTAGAGGATAAAAATCAATTGGAAAGTCTAATTGATGACTATGAATACAACAAAAGTTTTAAATCATGACAGACAGACAAATTGAAATCATAGAGGCGGTTGGCAAGTATGTCGATCAACACTTCCAAGGTAAAGCACGTTTAAACGGCTCTTATACCGAAGAGGCCCAAGACTACTTTAATGAACTACTAGATAGAGTAGAGGATGTTGAGCCGTACACGCTGAGATCTATTGAAGATCAAGCGAGAGAAATGTATCAGGATGAGATGGCAATAGGAACACTTAAATATCACTTAGGGTTATGAAGGATATCGAAGAGATGCTAACCTATATGTATGAAGTTGACCGAAATAATTGCCTTATGCATGATGAAGATTGGATCAGAGAATTAGCACTAGCAATGACTGATCCTAAGTACAAAGAAAAATTTCTTGCAGAGTATGACGAATATGTTAAAGCCATGAATGCATGAGATTGAGACCGAGAATGACGATCGCTGTAGGTATTTTAGGAATTGTTGTTATGTTTCTTGCTTACTTTGCAGTAATTTATACAATAATTAAACTTATAATATCATGATTTTATCTAAAAATTTAAATGAAATTCAAACATTGATTGTTCTAAACAAAGAACTATTTGCTCTGAAAAAGAGAAGTAACGAGGGGATGTCCCTTCCTGAAGACTCAGCCCTATACGATACAATAATGGCTATGTTAAAAACATACGAGAAGAGATATGGCACTACTAATCCTTCAGAATTGCATGAACTGACAAGTTAGCCCTATATTATATACGTACGAGAAACCAAAACCAAATCCTTAATTATGAAAATCAAATCACTATCACCTTATCACAAGAGGAAGATAAAAAAGAATCTTCTAGAGATGTACGAAAAACGTACAGACCAACATACACAAGAAGGTATGCAATGGTACAAGAATGCTAACCAAATCTGTATAGACATGGGAAAGCAATTAGACTATGATCCCGCTGTTGTTGCACAAGTAATCAGCGCACTAAGTCCTAGAAACAAATGGGAGAGAAATATCATTGACACTAGAACAGTTCTAAAAGCGGTTAATGAGGGTAAGAATCCCGAAGATGTCAAGGTATCTACATTCCATAGCAATAAGAACAAAGCATTTGAGATTGCTAAAGGTGAGAGAGGGATCGATCAGGCATCACCCAAGACCTATTCTTTTGTAAAAAACATTGCTGAACTAGATGCTAGCAAAGTGACCATAGATGTATGGCATCTAAGAGCCTGCTTCGGCAAGACTATTGAATCAGGATTGACACCACTCAGGTACAAGCAGTTAGAACAATTAACACTAAAATGTGCAGAGATGGTAGGTGTACGAGGGTATGAATTCCAAGCAATCGTTTGGGGAATAGTAAGAAATTAATTATGAACCACGACGAAGGATTAGACCAAGGAAATCCTTGGACAGAAGACACTAGCGGTTACTGCTTAGAATGTGAAGAGGAAACAAACACCTTGTTTTGTTCTAAGGAATGCTATAATAAGTTTAACTACATATTAGACGATAAACTTGATTAGGCATGAAAAAGTTCACAAGTACACATACCGAAAGGAAAGTAAACCATCATCCTGTAAAAGCAGTAGTCTATTTAAAGGATAGAAAAATACCGGCACATCATTCAGGTGGATCGGTATACATTAAAGCAAATGGGTTATCCCTGATGCTAGATAATAGAGAAGTGAAACACCTTGCTCTATGTTGGGAGAGAGAATACGAAAAGAAAAAATCTATTTGACATGGAAAAAGAATCATTGGAGGAAATAATCAAGGACATTAACCGAGATTTAGAATTTATTTATACCTTATCAGGCGCAATGAATTCAGCAATCGTTCGTGGAGAAGTTCACAACGTGCAGAAGCGGTTACGTTTCATAGATAAAAAGTTTAATCAACCGATAGTAAATACTATCACTAATACAATAGCATAATGGAAAAAGATTGGAAAGGAAGAGAGTATACACCTGATAGGTTTGAACCACGTAAAAAGCCATCGCTGTTACTAGAATGTTTCGCATTTCTTGTTATATATGGTGTGCCATTTTTTATAATGTACACAATAGTAAATTTCATTACATCATTATTAGAATGAAAAAGAAAAAAAAGTCCTATGTAGAATGGATGTTACATATTAAGAGTAATTATTACAGCGATCCTGATAAATTAGATTTAGGAATAGCAAAAGATTTAGAGTATAATTTGTTTAAAAGAAATTAACATTGTAACTTGTATCAACTTTAATTTATAAAAATAAAAACCATGGCGTACCAATTTAAAACCACCAACGTAAAAGGAAAACAATACGTTGAAGTAACTGAGAGAGTAAAGTATTTTAGAATTAGTCCTGAATATAAAGGATGGTCGATAGATACAGAAATAATTTCTATGGATGGTGGAGAAGTAGTAATGAAGACTACTATAAAAAACTCCGAAGGAATCATTAAATCTACAGGATTAGCACATGAAGTTCAGGAAGCATCTTATATTAATAAGACTTCCTATATAGAGAACTGCGAAACATCAGCAGTAGGTAGAGCATTGGCTATGTTGGCTATTGGTATCGACACATCTATGGCATCGGCAGATGAAGTAGAGATTGCTATTGCTAAAGATGAAGCAGGTATTACAGGTAAAAAGACTGCATCTAAACCTGCCAAAAAGAAATCACCTGTCGCTAAGGATATCGCTGTTGAAGAGGATATGCCTGAAAATGAAAAGATGAAGTTGGTTATTAAAGCAGTTGATTATATAATCAAAGGAAAGAATGTTCCTGAAAGGAATGAACTTAGAACAAAGGCGATCGTTAGGCTTGAGGATATGTTTAAATTAGGTGATAGACATAAGAGTCTTCTTGATAATGCTGTTAAGCCTGCGAAAAAATGAGTCCCTGGTTTGAGAAGGTAATTCAAAAGACTCAAAAGAAATATCTGTCTTACTCTTCTATTAAACATTTTCTAGATGATGTAGTAAAGGGAGAGATGTATCTTCAGGGTAAACTAAAGAAGGACTCACAGGCTTTTACTTTTGGTGCTGCGTATGACGTTATGCTATTCACTCCTGATAAATTTGATGAACAATTCTTTGTCTTGGAAGAGGAGGAAATACTTGCGGAGATAGGTGGCAAGAATCCTAGAGGAACAAAAGCCTATAAGGAATGGCTCAAAGAACAGGAAGAAGCATCCGCAGGTAAAAGACATCTATCAGTTGAGGAACATCAACAAGCAATAGATATGATCACAAGATTAGAGGATAGCGGAGTAAGAGATATTTATTTAAGCGGAGAATATCAGGTAGAATTTAACAAGGAACTTGAGATCAATGGTCATGTTATTCCTTTCCGGGGATTTCTAGATGTGTTGGGTGATGGCTTCATAACCGACCTTAAATCGACCAGAGCGTCGTCAATGTGGGCGTTCAAAAGAGACGTTAAGTCTATGGGATATGATATACAATGCTATCTATATGGTAAGGCATTTGGCATAGATAGTTACTATTGGGTAGCCCAAAACAAATTTTACCCATATTTACCAATGGCATTAAAATGTTCTGAGGAAACTCTTGACTCAGGCAGGAAGAAGGTGCATCGTGCATTAGACATAATTAAAAAATATGCTGAGAGCGATAAACCTTCTAATCATTTTTATATTCAAGGGGAAATTTAATTTTTATTATGGAAAATCAACAGAAAAAGGATGTCTATATTGGATATGTAGGCGATAAAAAAACCTATGATAGTGGTGTATCTAAATACCCAATCTCATTTCGTGTAGAACAACTCGAAGAAATGAAGAAGTTTGCTAGTGAAGCAGGGAATGTCAATATGGATTTAGTGATGAAGACAGATGGTGATGCGTTTATCTCTGTGTTTAATCCACGTCATCCTGACAATGCTAAGTATGCAAAGAACGCTGCGGCTAAGACCGTTGCTGATGGCTCTACAGAGATGCCATTCTAAATGAAATAATCTTATCCCGAAGATAGATCACCACGTCTAGGAATGTGTTATGGTTTGGTCTATGGTGTGAAGTCTTTGGGGTATAGATTATATTTTATCAAAACGTAAATTCACGCTATACACATGAGAGATTTAGAAACATTCATGCGAATTGCCAACGCTCAATTGAAGAATAAAATTCGATACGCTCCGCAACGCCTGGCTGTTACTAGTAAGATGTATGTGAGATGGCTCAATCGAAAAAAAAGAAATGCCATATCTCGAACACAAAAGAGATAGTATACACAGGAACTATACTATCATTTATCACAAGAAAAAAAATGAATGGAGGCTTTTAAGAAGAGGAGTACCGGTATTCTCAGGCACTAAAGAAGGTGTCAATCATTGGTACGAAAAAATAATACTTCCAAATAACCCAATGTTTTAATCCAATTTTAAATGACACAAAAAATAAGTTCTGTCATGCAGGAAAAGAAAATGCATCGACACATAGAGGCTCAACACTTATTGAGCAAAGCAATAGAAATATTTTCAGCGGTAAACAAAATAGATTCTAATGATCTATATACAGGAACTAGGAAGAGGGCAGTAGTCGAAGCCAGGTCTATGATATGGAAGTATGCCAGGGAAAGGACTCACTTGACATACATGGAGTTAGGAGAAAGATTTAACATGAGTCATTGTACGGTACAGCACCACATAAATAATCACAACACTTATTTAGAAACGGTAAATAAAAGATCTCAAGCAAGGGTAAACGAATTGTATGCTATTACTTATTCTAATGGGAAGAATATTTTAAATCACTTCTTTGACATCCCCAATGAATCTGATATGAGTGGAATGAAGTGGAGGGTAGTGTTAATGGTAGACTCGTATCCTGATTGGTCCAACTTCAAGGTCATAGAAAAAGAAAGAGTTTTATGATCGGTCAAACCATTTATTATTATTTGGTTGATGTGATTTATGTAAAGAAAGGCAGAGGTAAAAAACCTCCGATACCACATCGTGTTTCAGATGTTTCTCTAGTAACAAGAGCGAAAACAATGGCACACATGAACAGAAATAAAGATGTTGTAACAAGCATTGCTCAAGGATTAAATCTAAAAAACTTCTTGAGTCTACGTGTATGTAATATAAAAAGTCAAAAAGATATAGGGTCCTCCGGGTTCTATGAAGAAGAAAAATATTCAGATGAGTTCAAGTGAAATGATCACCATGTTCGGATCGATAACGAACACAACAGAGCCACATTACCTTCCGCTGTCAACTGCGTTAGATCGTATACGTGAGGGTAAGAATAAAAAAACTATTAATAAACTTAGGAAAGGTGATTCATCTTTAAAGAAGACATTACCTATTGCTTTATTCTCAGGAGTCTTTACAGGGAGAAAAGATGATGAGATCAAAGGTCATAGTGGAAACATTATTCTTGACTTCGATCATATAGATGTTGAACTATATAAGTCTTTATTAGGTACAGATGATTTTGTTAGAGCCTGTTGGGTCTCTCCCTCTGGAGATGGTCTTAAAGTATTAATTAAAATAACTAACCCTGAAAGACATAGAGATCACTTCAGAGGATTAAAGGCATACTTCGATAAAAACTATGGATTAGAAGTAGATGCATCAGGTATTAATGAAGCAAGAGCCTGCTTTGAAAGTTATGACCCGGACTTAATTAGTAAAGAAGACTGTAAAGTGTTTGGGCATATGCTATCTGAGAATGCCCAGGTAGAGGAAAGGGTACAACAAAAAGTTCTAACTGATTATGAAAAGATAGACATTGTAGCACATATGTTACGTAAGGCAGAAGAAGGGGAGAAACATACGATCCTTTTAAGGGCTGCTATTCTTTGTGGTGGATACATATCAGCAGGAAGGATGGAAGAGTCTGAGGCTGTCAGGATAATGCTTCGTGAATTAGAGAACAGAGAGACTGTTGAGGACATGGATCAGGCGCAAAAGACTATATCAGATGGTCTTGCCCAGGGAAAGATGATGCCCATACGTGAAGTGATTGATGATGAGCAGCGCATCAAAAGAGAAATGCTTATTCTTGATGGAGATATGTCATTCATATCTTCGGATGATAGTGACCTAGAATGGATTGAGAAATTTGCTAAGGGTGAAATACCCAAAGGATTAAGCACCGGTATTAAGAAGTTAGATCAATACTTCTTATTTAAAAAAGAGTTTACCATTTTTAATGGGCATAGTAATGTAGGTAAAACAACTATGGGTTTGTATCTCATGGTAGCATCCGCTGTACTGCATCAATGGCGATGGATAATATATTCTAGTGAGAATAAAACAGCGGCATTAAAGATGAGACTCATGGAATTTCTCATGGACATACCCATTGATCAGATGCATTACGAAGAGAGAGTCCAGGCATTTAAGTGGGTGAACAAACACTTTACTATAATAAGTAATGATGAGGTCTATAGTTACACTGATCTAATTGTGTTTGCTGAGAAGTTAATTAGGCAAGAAAAATACGATGGGTTTTTTATTGATCCATATAATTCTTTGAAAATAACAATGTCCAAAGGTGCTGAGTTGTCTAGTCATGAGTATCATTACCAAGCAGCAAGTGAAATGCTTACGTTCAGTAATAAAAACGATCTCGCTGTATGGCTTAACACTCACGCCATAACAGAGGCAGCAAGAAGAAAGGGTCCCGATGGTTTACAGATGGCTCCGTTTGCTGAGGACACAGAAGGGGGTGGCAAGATGGTGAACCGCTCGGATATTTTTGCCTCGTTCCATCGTAAAATTGCATCTCCGGACTATGATATTAGGGGAACGGTAGAGATTCATATTAGAAAAATGAGGAACCAAGAAACAGGTGGAGCTCCTAGTCCTTTTGATGAACCGATACTTATGAGAATGAATTCAACGCGTACAGGATTCACTCATGTTGGGACAGGGGAGAAAAGTTTTCCTACTTTTTCTTTGAATACCAAGCATTTAGACTTACATTAGTAAGTGTGGATGAAGAGGGTTATCAGGAGATTACATTATTTTTACCGAAGCCGGTATCACTTAACAAGTTTTATGCAGGCGGTCATTTCGCGATACGAACAAAACATAAAGCCAACTACTGGAAGGAGATCGAGAGTGCGATGGATGCATTTGATCGGTTCACTATGGACAAGTTTAGGATTGATGTTAAGTACAATTGTCGCTACGATGTTGACAATGCTATTTGTTGTTGCAAATTTATGGCTGATTATCTTAGAAACCACGGTTACGTTGTTGATGATTCCCCTAAATATTTTGAGGGACAATCTACGAGGTACGATGAAACATTAGATAAGAATCAATTTGTAGCAATAATAAAAGGATATGGATACAAAGTCGTTGAGTCAGACTTACTTCCTAGCGACAGCGAGAATACACAACTCGGCAACGAGCCTGTACGAAAGCCTGCACGACGAGGGAGGAAAGCCAAGGATTGACGCAGAAAGACTGCATAATACAATCCGAAAATATAAGAGAGACATAGACATGGAGTTTGACATGATTCGTGCGGCTCTCTTAGAGTATTATGATGATGACGTTAATATACCTTGATGGTTTAAGCGGTATTAATTATCATAGAATACTTACTCCTTTCATAAGAATGAAAGAAGAGAAGGGATTGAACACCCATTACTTTGAGAACTTTAATCAACTTAAAGAATGGGATCTAAGTAAGGTAAAAAATTTAGTAATCTCCAGGAGATGTAGTGTCTCCGATCACAAACAGTTTAAAAAGTTCTTAAAGAAGAACAATATTAAATTGATCCTAGACAATGATGACTTTTGGGAACTGCCTAAATCTAATCCTGCTAGAAAACATTACGAAAACGTAGAAAAGAAAAACATATTGAACACTATAAAAATAGCGGATGAAATATGGACACCTTCTGAATATTTAAAGAACAGAATGGCTATGATTAATCCTGATGTTTCTATTCACGTAGTCCCTAATACGGTCTATCAAAAAGAAAAGCAATGGAGAGATATTAAAAAAGACGACAACCCAAAAGGTGTTGTAAGATTTGGATACCTGGGAGCCAACGGACACAATGAAGACTTGAAAGTTTTGGGAATGACGTTTGAGGATTATGAACTATACTGCACCAGACTAGGTACATTCAATGGTGTAGGCACTATATACTCTGATTTTTTAAGAGCAAAATATCCCATTACTCCGGTAGAACCTCATGAATATGGTAGCCTGTATAAAAAGTTTGAGGTGTCTATATCTCCTTTGGCAGATTCAAAATTTAACAGATGCAAATCAGATCTAAAGGTTGTTGAAGCAGGCTTCACAAAAACTGCAATCATCGCTAGTAATGTAAGACCCTACAAGCAGTCTATCATTCATGGTAAAACAGGATTGCTTTGCAACTCTCCTGCCGAATGGAAAGAAGCCGTTAGTAAGATGACACTAGAACAAGCAGAGGATCTTGGTAATAATCTTTATGAGTATTGCAAAAAAGAGTATGATCTTCATGGTATTAATGAAACAAGACTCAAAGGGTTGGCATGAGACGCGTAGACATTCCCCCTTATCTTAGGGAATACGCTGCTGACATTGCTCACAGAAGAGTAGAGGCTAATAAAGAAAGATATAACGGAACGCACAGACAAAGAACAGGGATGAAGAAGTCGCTGTTGTTAGGAGAGGTGTCAAGAGAATACTACACTGAATTTGTAGGAGTTCTAGGAGAGTTATTGGTTAGATATTATTATGAAATTACCCCGCAGTATTCTCGTTATTCTGTTTCCACATTGCTAAAAAACACTAAGGACATAAAACATGACGATGATATTGAGGTCGTTCATAATGGACAGGTGAGAAAGGTGAGCATTAAAACATCTGAAGGTTCATTCAAAGCCAATGAAAGAGCAATGCAAAAAGAAGACTGTGATGAGATGGTCTTTATTATGTTTACTTCAAAACACGAATACATTGTAGGACATTATAAACCTGAAGAGGTGCGGGAATGGCCTGTAGTATTTGGAGCATACTCAAGATTTCATGAGTTAGTTCCTGGTCAAACGGTAACCGTAAGCGAATAAAGCAATAGCGGTTAACAGAAAGAAAGATCCTTTATACATCTTGTGATACCACTTATCGTGGGCAACATAAACTATTTTTTCAAAGGGAACGCTAACAGTCCTGACTATTGTATCAGCATCACAGCCTCCATCTATTATGAGGGTGTCGTAAGCGCGCATAATCTTCACTCGGAAGTTGTTCTTCACTATCTCTATCGTATCCACCTTTGAGGTGATGACCGAATCCAGCACAGCAGTCTTCTCGATGACAACCGTATCCATAACAATCGCTGTATCCTGTACTAGTATTGTTGGGTCTTTCTTGATTGCTCTTTTCAGATGCCATTGAGTGCTACAACTTGTAGTTAAAATTACTAGAAGTAAAGTTACAAAAAACGCCAGACTTAGCGTAGAACATTTCATTTCCTAGACAAATTATAAAGACGCTCGTCAATTTTTTTAAGGCTACTGTTTATATTTTCAATGTCTTGCTGAGTCTCAATTATAGCATTCTCAATGATCTCTGTCTGCAACTTGAACTCTTCTGCTGTAACAGGGGGAACAGGTAACTCCTTAGCAATTTGGATCTCGTTCGTCATCATTGTATAACCAGAGGCGGCTATTGCCACCGTCATACTTATAGCGACTAACGTCTTAATACTAATTCCAAAGACTCGGTCTTCACCGAACTCATCTAATCTATCTATAGCGGACTTGCTTTTACCCATGTTATGTTATGTTACCTAGTAGTTTGAGTGACAAAGGTATTGACTATAAATTACAAATAATTATCTGAAATTATTCCGGCAAGTCTATGTTATACAAGAGATACAACTGTTCTGCTCTACTCTTTCGGAACTTATTTTTTATACTCTTCGAAGCCGATCTAATGATTCCCTGGTTATCAAATTTAGATCCATATTTTCTTATAAAATCATATGCTGTTTTGATTTCATTAAGCCTAACTTTTCTGTTGAACTTTTCTCGTTTAGACAAATCTTTATACGGAGTAAAAAAGTTTTGATCCTCTAGGTTATAATAAAATTGTTTGCTAATATTAACAGGGTAGTCCCTGAATACCAATGATGTACCTAATTGTAACGCTGTTGAGATAGGATCTAATTGTGCATCAGGATTTTCTTCCCCTTCCTTAATTCGCTTACGAACTTGTTTCGATACGTAGTTGATATTAGGAGGAATAAACATTTCTTTAAATATGTATGAGCCATAAGCATTGGACCAATCGCTTAACGTACTACCAATGATCCACCTGTTAAACCATGTTGCATCTTGATTACGAACTATAGGTGCACCATACGAGTTCTTTCCTTCGATTAGATTAGTTAATAAACTAACAGCGAGGTTGGGGTCTGTAAAGTCTCTACCTATAGATATTAAACTTTGGCTTCTTGATATTCCTTTTCTACCATAAATCAAACCTTGCATTTCATCATAAGGGTCTTCAGAACTAATATTTATAAACCTCATAGTTCCATCTTTATTCATCGACACAGGAATGATATTAGAACCAACCATCCAAGGCGGGAGAACATAGTTAACACCCCTTACGTCATTTGATAATTCTACGTCATCCTCATCATCCAAGAATTGATTAGCAATAAATTTATAACCTGCCGCAGACATACTAGACATCGCTAATCCCATAGAAAAAGATCTAAACCCATCAAGTATAAAAGCATTACGCTGAGATTTAGAAAGATTATTATTGGTTATACCTTCCTTTATATCGTTAATTGCATTCAGATATATTGAAAAGAAACTTCGAAATGCTTCTATCCTAAATGACAAAAAGTCTCCGAATGGTAACTGCATTATATTCCTAAACATTGGACTTATCCTAGACATAGTAGGCATATTTTGTTTTATCCTTTCTACCACAGCAAGATCAACTTCTTGTTGTTGAGGTGTAGTTAATTCGCTGTATGATTTACCTTCAGGATTTGATGTTAATCGTCGAGCAAAGTTTTCTCTTTTAGATAAGTAGGCAATAAGTTTTGTATAGTCATCTATAAAACCATACTGATAAGCAATGCGAGAAGACTTAGAGCCTAATTTTTTTTGTTGCTCTTGCAAGTACTTAGGCAGCCAAGACCACGCAGCATTAGCGTCTCCTCCAGATGCCATGTCATAATACGACTCGTTTATGTCTCCCACTAAGGCTGCATTTAATGAAGCCCCTAGCAAACCTAAATCACCAACCTTGTCAAGCAATGCTTCTATGTCAGGATCAGTCTCTCCAGTTTTAATTTTCTTTAATCTATTTTTAAGATCTTTCATTACAGTAAGGCCACCTCGCTCCTGACTATAACCAAACATACCGTTGGCGGCAAGGAAATACCACCCACCCATTATATTTTTTCTCCAGGTAGGTAGGTTGTAAAGAACCCTAACCTTTCGCATTTGTAAAAGGGTATTAAAATAACCTTGCAGAAAAGTATCTTTTAAACTTTCACCTTTTGCCTGGTACATAGGTGTTTGTTTAACCATATCTAAGAACTCATTAGACACAGCCTTACCATTCATGGGAGATCTGCTGTCGTTAACAACTGTATAATTATCTTGGAAAAAATCAGAAATAAAATCTTGAGCCTGCCTAATATTTTCAAATCCTTGTTCGTCCATGATAACTTGCACGTCTACATCAGGATCTATCAATCCTAAAGTTCTTGCAAATTTTGTTAAAACCTCTGGAGCCAAATCTAATTCTGGGTCTGCCAACACTTTCTTCATTTGACTGTATTCGACCGGACGTAATATCATAGGACCCATTCCACTTTCACGAGATATCTCATTGAATTTATTTATCATCGTAAAGTTTGCGTTCATCTGTGCTATGTTACTAACAGAGGTTACCATTCTAATGTATGGATTATCTTCTTCACCCATCATTTTTCTTAATGACTCAGGAAGATCTTTTCTTTTCATTAAGTTTTTACCTTTAACTCTAACCTGAGCCATCTCAGGATCCCCGGTATATCCTTTTCTTATTTTGGCTCTATTATTTGCTACATCGTCGTAAAACTTTAATGTATTATTTACATCTCGCTGTACAGTTTTTACCTGACTATTGACATACTCATTAACAAAATCAATAGCATCTTGTCCTGTAGGATCATTTTCAATTACACCTATTACATCTTCAACAGTGTAATCTACATTTTCATTTTCGATTTTTGCTTCGTAATATTTTACTAGACCATCTAGTTCAGCCTCGCCATCTAATATTTCTTGTCGAAGTTTAAACAATGCTTGTTCTATTAAATCTTTTTTGGCAGCCTTTCGTAACTCAGGATCTATTTTAAAGTTAGGGTCTGTAAATATTCTATATGATCGGACACCATATTCACCCACACTATCTTTAATTTTTTCCAATAAATTATCACTTAATGAATCAAAAGCAGGATTATTAAGGATTTTATTTTGTTGATCTTCAAGTAAAAATTTAAGTAACTCAATATCTTGTGCTAGATTTTCATCTTGATTTATAATTTCCTGGAGCGCTTTCTTTTGATTAAAGGGAATATTTGAAAAATAATATTCGTTTGTCAAATCCATTATCCGCTGTTGATCTTCTTGAGATAATTTGTTGACTGCTTTTTTTATTCGGTTAGAAGTAACATATAAACGATTTAAAATTTGAGACACCATAGAAGAAGAAACCTCTTGTGCTTGTACTACCTTTCTATTCGCTCCTCTTAATCTTGTACCAAGTCTTTTCTCTAAATCTTTTAACGTCTTGTCAGTAGTGGATTTGATCCAATCAGTGATAGGTTCAAGTACATCTTTCTGTCTTTCAAAAGTTTCGGGATCAGGTCGTCCTTCTACATTTCTTGATTCAGTAACTTTAAATGTTTCCTCTTGAGTTTCAGGGTCTATCTTTACCTCTACACCTTCAGGAGTTCTTTTAAATCTATCGCTTTTTAATCTGTCTGCTACTTTAACTTTCCTTAAATCAGACCCGGTACGTATGGCCTCCGTAACACCAGTAAGATAACCCTCTATATCCTTTGCAAGTCCAGCGTCTTCGAACAATTGTATTTTATCGTTAGTGAGTTTTCTTATGATGTTATTTAAAATTGCTTTTAATTCTTGTAAAAACGTAGGAGAAAATTGTATTTCACCTGCTCCTATTTTAGCACCGAGATCAACCATAAATTCTTCAGACTTGTAAGAACCAGTAGATCTTTCTTCATATAGTTCTGCAAACTCATTAAGTTCCTTAACGTCAGAACGCTTTAGTCGATTCACAATTAAGTCTCTAAACTGATTAAAGTCTACAGGATTAGCATCAAAATAATCAGCAAAAACATTATGAAGAATTTCATGATATGCAGTTTTATACGCAACCCTGTCTGCTCTTTTTCTTTTTCTTTTAGACCCCAATAATTGTATAATATTATCACCAACTGCTCTAGTACCATCTGCTTTGGTGGTAGAAGTCATACCCAAAGTACCATCTATGTTTTCAAAACCAATGGATTTACCTGCGTTTTTATAACCATCTTCCGTGAATCCTATTATAAAATTCTCTGCTTTAGGGTTTAAAGATTTAAATGCCTCAGATGCTAATATCATTTTTTCTACCTCTACACGATCTCCCGGACTTAGGTTTCCTATTTCTTCAGATAATACAGCGGCATCATTAGGATCTAATAGGTTTAGATATCCTAATTCGTTATATTTATTTCTAGAATTTTCTAATAAATCACTATCTAATTCTATCTCCTCTGTGCGTTCTTGAAGTATTCTACCACTTTCAGTCTTTTTTGAGCCTCTTTCAGACTTTGGTATTCCCCTAAATTTTTGCCTTTCTTGGATGTCACTCTGTACTTGTTGTTGACTTTGCGTATCATCTTTCTGTATTTTAGTTAGTTCATTTAACTCCTTTCCTTTTTCATTTATTTGTCGCTCAAGTGCTGCTCTTTCTGTAGTAGAAAGTCTATCATCACCTCTTAACACTTCGTTAGATGCAAATATTTCTTGAGTTATGTCTGCTGCCTTTGAAAATGTTTCGCTGTTCAGGCCTATTAATTGTTGTTGTATTTCTAGAAGAGAAGTATATTTTTGATTAGTCAGTTTTTTAAGGTCTTCACTTAATGCTTTTCTAACAGTTGGATTTTGACCAGGCTTTTTTAAATCTCTTTTAATCTTTTTAATATCAGAATCGATAACACCTATACGACCATTGTCAGATGCCAAAGCCACCGCCATGCTCTGATTTAATTTTTTAGGATCTTGAGTACCTGCCCATTTAGAATAATTTCTTTCCCCTGGAGTTAGCGCCTCAGTAGCATAGTAATTATATATAGCACCTGGGGCTCCTGTGAAGGGGCCTGCCGCACCTTCTAGTAACACATCTCTCCATTGGATATCCTTACCCTGGGCAGCCTGTCCAATCAACTCACCACCTGATCCTAGTGCTGAGTCAAAACCAATTTCTTTTAATGCCGCAATATTTCTTGATGTTCCCTTTTTGATCGCTTGTTTTAAAAACTGACCACCTCGTCCCGCTGTTATGCCATCAAGTATGCCTATAGGAATTCCCTTTTGCCTACCTCTAAGCGCTGCTTGTTGTAATTTTTTTTCGCCCTCTGGAGTTTCTTTAAAAAGAACTTCTCTTAATTGTGCCTCATCAGTTACATCCACGCCCTCTTCTTGAAGAGAGTCAAAGAAAGATCCTGCGTATTCAAGAGCGCCAGAACCTGTACCAAAGAATCCTGCTAATGCACCACCTATGTTTCCGAAAAAGGGTATAACTGAACCCGCAGCGCCACCGGCAAGCGCTCCAGGAACAGTTACTTCAGGGGCAGCAAAACTTGCGATCAAACTTTCAGGTATCATGGTTGCAAGATCTAGAACAAAAGAAGCAATGGGATGATTGTCTTGATTTACCTTTAAAATGTCTGATTCTTTTGGAGCATCTCTTTGTGCAATATCACTATAATAAGCAACATCTTCTAGGTTAGTGTACCCTGTGGTTCTTTGTTCTGCCAGTAAACTTGCAAGTCTTCCCCTTGAAATAGCACGATTCCAAAGACGGCCTAACTCACTAGGGTTGTCATCTATTATTAAAAGAGTACGCTTACCTTCCGAAGGGTCGTCAGAAACAGTTCCAAGAACATCCTCTACTATGCCATTTCTAGGGGCAAACGAAGGACTCTTTTCAGCAAATTCGTTGAACTTCTCAGGTAACTGTTCAGCCGCGAGAGTGACTGGTAAGTTCGAAAGAGAGACAGTATCTTCCAATTCGGAGACTGTATCTTCGACTCCAAAGTCTTTTTTTTTTTGATAGAATTCCTCTACCTCTGGAATAACTTGCTCTTGGCCGCCTGCAACCAGGCGGTCTTTGACAACGTCCAACTGAACGCCCCCATCATACAATCGCTGTAGTTCTTTTAGTTCTTCTTCATTCATATTCTATTAGTTTTAAACTTCAACTAATTCCATTTGACCATCTTGATCTAAAGCACTCTTAAAGAAAAGAGGATAATTATCTACATACTCTGCTATCAAATCTTTAAATTCTTTAACTGAATATTTTCCTAAATCAATTTCGTTGCGAGAGACTAAATCTTGAAGATTTTCTTCTGTCATTACGGTAATACTACTTGGCAGGATATCCCCAAAATCTAAGTCAGCAGTATCTAATTCATTTACTATCTCAGCCACGTCAACTAACTCATTGTAATACTCCCTAGAGTTAGATAAAGATCGCATCTTATCTTGCTCCTCGTTTTGTCTTTCTACAAGAGACTTAGGTTCATCTTCTTGAGCAGGCTCAGGTAGTTGTTCTACTACCACTTCATTTTCATTTAAATTTTCTTGTACGTTACTTGCACTTTTAAGTTCAGGACCTAAGTTTACATTTGTTCTATCTGACCCCCCTGTTATATCAGGTCGTTCCATTGTTATTTCTTCTTCTTCTTTTACTTCTACTGGTCTTTCAGAAGGCGGTATGTTTGTTGGATCATCAACATCTTTAGGCAATTCACCTAACATATCTCCAAATATGCTACTAACAGCAGAAGGTTGCGTTGTTGATCCGGGTGTTTCAATCACAGTTTCATCTGTAATCTCTGTTGTATTTTCTCCAGGTTGAGTTTGCGGCCGATAATTAGATCGCATATCTTCTATTGTACTTTTAATTCTCTCAACTTGATTTTCACCAGTCCAACCTATCTCACTAACATCATTCCATGGAACTATCTCTGTCACCTTATGCTTTTCTTTACCTAATAAACCCTCAACAGGTTGATCATATGATAGAACTACAATTGGATTTCCTTTTAAGTCAAGACCTACTTTTTCAATAGTTCTTTTTACGCCTTTATTATCCTCATAGGTTGGCTTAGTTCCTGATATATTTCCAACAGCGCTTACAGGAACTACCTCCTCAGTTGCATTGTCCTTACTTAAAGCCTTTTCATCTCCTATAAGTTCTAGTTTTGGTATAAGTGTTAAGGGTATGCTTTCATTACCGACACCTGTTACACTAGGAAGATCATAACTAAAGACATTACCTCTTGATGCTAGTAGATCTGATTGTCGTTTTTTTTCTGCCGCTGTTTGAATATCTGTATTAAAAGAATTCATGCTAGCGTTATATACTTTCTCTATAAAACTAACAGTTGATGCTTTGGCTCTTTCATCATCACCAACAATCTCTAGTATTCTAGCAGAGTCTGCCGCTGTGTTGCTTAACAATCCTTTGCTCCTTAAATCGCTGGCTATAATTCCATAAATGTCATCATCATCTAAGTTTTGAAAATCAAAATACTCACCAATACTTTGTTTAAGGCCTTCGTTATCTAGTTCCCCTGTCTCAATGTTATAAAATTGATCCACAGAAACACCTTTTCTATAATCTTGAACCGCATCATTTATACTGTATACAGGAGCAGAGTATCTTTTATACTGTGCAAGAGAAGGAATGTTTGAGATAGCGTTATCTACATCCGTAATATCTGTAAAATCTTGATTTCTAAGTACATCTATTTGAGCAGTAAGTTCATCAGGCTTATTGTATTTTGATGGATCTGCATATATCCTTTTAGACACATCGTCAAGTTTGTTCTTATACTCAAGTCCAGCAGCCATAATATCTTTGTACTCGTTGTACAACTGAGTTCTTTCTCTTTGCGCCTCGACAGACATATCTCCACTATTAAGACTGTCTTGTATTAGTTGAAATGATTCTTGTCCTAATTTTTTTCCTCCAGGAGTTAATGCACCTCTTACTTGCTGAAAAGAGTTTAGATAATCAAGTTCTCTTTGTTCCCTTTGTTCTCTTCGAGCAACAGCCCTATCATATATAGCACCATAGTCCACCTGTGGCATTGTCGCTGTTGATTGAAAGTATCTAGTATCAGCCATTGAATTGTTCTTTACTTAACAAGTTACGTACGAAGTCATGTAGTTCGCTATCTCCTTCTTCAGAAAGTTGCTTTAGCATTTCTGCCTGCTCAGGATTAAATATATATTCTCCTCCTGTCATCTCTCCAATTTTTTCATCATCCTGTACTATGTCAATAGGATTACTATCATGATCAAATTCACCTGGAGTTTCTTCTACTTCTTCTTCCAGGCTATGAGGTCCCACTTCTTTTTTAATGTGAGATACCATTCTCATCATTGCCTTTAGTGCATCCACTTCTTCGTCTGAAGATTTAGGTTGCATACCTCCTCTGTCGTACATAAACTCTTCTTCTATAGCCTCATCAAAAGGAATCATAATGTCTTGAACATCTTGACTTCTTTTACTTGCAAAATATGGAGAGCGCCTAACTCCACCAGGAATACGAAAACCTTGAGCATCCCCAACCATAGTTCTAGCAGTTCCTGGAAGTGGGCCCCTTGCAAGGTTATATTTATATTCGTCTGAGCCATCATCGTAAAGGTTATAACCTCCATCGGGATTTAAAATAAGATTTTCTGTGTTGGAAGTGTTTCTAGGAAAAGATGTATCGATGGGATCCATTTCAGGAAGAAGTGTTATGTTCTTTCCAAGAATAGATAAATCCTCTAACGGAGTAGCATCTTGTATCTGAGGAACAAAAGGTTCATCTCGAAGACTTTCAAAGTTTACTTCAGGTGCTCGTCTCGATTGTAAACCACTTGCCATTTTAGCAGCATTTTCAAAACTACTACTTGGCAGTCCTCGTCTACGCTTTACGCTAGGTATGTTTGATTGACTTGAAAATGTTGACAATCCTTTTGTTTGTAAGTCAGCACCAGGCTGAGGAATACCTCCAACACTACCAATATCCTCAGTTAAGTTTGCAGGGCCCTTTGTCTGTAGACCGGTAATTGGATCAGCAGTTTCTACTTTTGTATTATCTCTTTTTTTCTTTGATAGACTACCCGCTACCTGTGCTATTCCTCCAATACCTTGAGCAATACCGCCAAGCATTTGAGCCCGACCAGCGTCAGCAGCCTTTGCTAGTCTGTCAAGATTACCTCCAAGCCTTTGATTAATTTGATTGACCTGAGCAGCGTCTTGTGCAGCAGATACTTGTGCACCATAATCTCCAAATCTTTGTAAGGCCCTATCGGTAGACATACCGGTTGCTCTTTGAAGACCAGCAGTTCTTCCTGCTAATGCTCTTGCCCCGCCAGCCTGTGCTAGTTGTTGAGCCGCTGTTGCCTCTGCACGTAACGCAGAATCGATAGCAGCCTGAGCATCACCCTCTTGTCGGGCTACCCTTTGCCTTGCGGCTTGACTTCTAATAGGACTAGCCGCTTCTTCAGCAGCCATCGCCATTCTCTTTCTAGCATTTCTTTCTTGAACGGCTCCAGATATTGCACCGTAGGCCCCTGCTGCCATGTTCAAAGCGCCTCCGACCCAAAATTTCTTTAAATTGTTCATAATACAAAAGTACTCATTATCACTGACCTTGCTGGTTGTGTAGGTTAGACTTAGAATAAATAAAGTTAACAGCGTAAAGTTCGTGTGGTGTTGTTGTGCTATTACTGAATTTTGCCTTCAAATAATAGTCTCTCAATGAGTCTCCTTCAATAGGTGAATTACCTATCAACACTACCTGATCATCTTGAGCAAGGCCACTTACCGTACCATTACACGTTAATTTTTTCTCCCCAGATATTGACGCTGCATACAACACTAAGGGGACTAATTTATTGTTAGCCGTATCATACTTAAACAACGCTGTGCTATTACCCAATGGAAAAGACATATTGTTTATAGTGTTCTTGAATGTGATTGTATCTGTAGCAATAGAGTCCACAACACCTAGACCAAATATTTCTGACGTTCCGCTCACACTAGTTATATCCGCTGTTGCAGTATATGATACAGTGTTCTTAGAGTCTTGATGTATAGGCGCATAATAAAATCCTTCTTTCTCTTCCCATGTAGATGTAGCCAAGGCGCTGCTTTGATCTGTGTTACTAATGTCAACACTCCAGGCACTATTGTTTCCTTCTAGGCTTACCGCTTCATATATCTTAACCATAGAGGGATTAAAGTTTGACACAACCTCTACTACTGAATCACCTGCTACTCCATAAAATGTGTTACGAGTGGCAGTAGGCTCATGCTCATATATGTCTCCGTTCTTAAATGTGTAAAGCCTATCCGATAATCCTGTTATCTGTTCTGCGATATAAGAATATCTAGTACTCCAAAAGTTACTTCTTACATCATATGCTATTGTAAAAGCAGGAAGGGTTTCCGCTGTATTAGTTATTGTTCCTGAAGAGTCTGACCCTCCACCAGTAATACTTACCTCACCTGTTTTTTGATCGAACTGCCCTATGGTAAATGAGTCGTAAGAGGTAGTCATCAAGGGTAATTCTATATCCGTTTTTAAAACGCTAGTGGAACTTGATGATGGCTCTAGGTCTTCTGCCACAGCAACGATAGGTGTATTCGTTAGTTGGTTAACAATGATTGCAGCCTCTCCTGACTTGTCTGTCTTGTCTTGATTAATCTCAAAAGTTCTAGGATCAGAACTCCAGTCAAAAGTAAGTTCATTATTATATACAGGTGTTGCTATTATTCTGTTTGCTCCACTATTAGTTCGTCCAAATCCCTCAACAACAGTGGTTCCTGAACCAAGGGTGTCGGTGATAGTTATTTTAGAAGTACTCAAAGCAGGTGAACTAATAATGTATTCGTTATTCTCTCTGTCCATACCACCTATGTACTTTCTATTCATGGCACTTGTAGATGTAGAGAACATTTTTTGTTTGAAGAAAGAGTCTACTAGGTTTTCACTTATCACTTGAATACCTGAGTCAAAGTTTATTTTACAAACCTTTCCTGCTTTTGCGTCTACAAAGAATACACTACCTCTGTATGTTGTTACTGACTCTGGATTGTTATTACATCCATATTCAGCCGCATAATATTTTACTGGACCAAGTACCCTGTTGGTTGCTGTCAATGTATCTCCTGAAGGCGCTGTTAAAAGATTCCTATCTACTGGAATAATTCCTGCTCTACGCTCATGTATGATATACATAACTTGATTATAGGATACCATTGCTTTTATAGAACCATAATCGTAAGACAAGTTCTGAAAATTCAAAAGCGTAACATTAAATGACGATAAGCCAAGGGTTATATTGTCAATGTCAAAAACATCTGAGTAAGTTATAGAACCAAATCTTTTAATTCTTTGTGCATTTGGGAAAAAAGCAAACCTTCGACCCAATGACGTAAAGTCAGAAGGGAAAAAATCACTAACCCTAGGGTCTTCAACGAATTCAATAATAGAGTTTTGAGAGAAAGCGGTTGCTATATTTTTCCAGGTGTCTCCCGCTGTTGGGGCCGCACCTGTAAACAATGTCCTTAATCGATAGTAAGAGTCTCCTTGATCAATTGTTACTACAGCGTCTGGATTCTGTACTGTCATGGCATATACTGATCCAGTAGCCCACGATGTGGAGATACTAGTTCCATAAACCATATATGAGTAACCAGTCTTTGACGTGTCCTCTGTAACATTACCTACCAATATGTCATTCGTAGTTCCGTCGTTTCTTATTGTATCACCCTTATAAAGTTTTTGTGATGAATAAAACTTAAACGGCTGTCGAACAACAGGAGTATCAAACAACTCTATATTCATTGTAGTAGATGACCGTGACGTTCCATAAACACCTGAACTAGAAATAGAATTGTTAACGCCTATTTCATAAAAGAATAAATCTTCAAATGCTTTTGATGGACGATATATTTCAATCAAACACTTGTTATCCCAGTTGCTGTTATCATTGGATATGCTATTATAATTAAAACCAAGAGTTCCATTATCTTCTATTACAATAAAGTCTCCGGTAGTGTTTTCTATAGCGGCCTTACTGCTTTGATCTAAAAGAGGATTAGTTAAAGGATCTGCTAATAAACTTACGACCTTAGACACCCTCCACTCTGCGGTAGATTTTTGATTATTACCATATTGAACGATTCTAAGAAGGTCACCTGAAGCATATCCATAATTAATATCAGCACCCAACTGATTGTCATATGAGTTAGCCTTGCTCTGAAGGGTGTTTAGAGACAAGTAAATGGACTTTGTAGCGCCAAACGATCCTTCATTACTATTGTCGTTAGTCGCAACGTAAGCACCCCCTATGGTGTATTGTATTTTATTTATAATACTACCCTGACCTGCGTATACTATTGAGTACCTCTCAGCCCATGGTGGGGCAGTTCCTCTTATTCGTGCGGTAACATTTGCAAAGCCATCATTATCATTTTGATTGGCCCTATTGTTTGTATGTTCAATAAATACCTCTCCACCTACAGGCTCTACAGTTCCTGCCCTTCCTCTGTTGTCGAAATGTACTATACCAAACTGATGTGTTGATCCGGACTTAAAGCATCTGTCTCCAAACATTTGATTAGTAGCAATAACGAAACACGCTCCTGTTGAAACATAGGCTCCGTTTCTTGTTACAACTGCGGCTCTTTTATCTACGTTTTGATTGGAGGCTTTTACAAACTGACCACCTAAAGTAGGAGTAAAACTTGTTATACCTCTAATTTGATTATTTTGTCCTACACTATTTGTGCTGCCTTCAATTATGTCAAATGATGAGGCAATACCTTTAGGGTTTATTATTTCTGACTCCTTATCTCCAAATGTTAATTTATTTATATGGAAGGTAACTTTTTCTATCTTAACCCTAAATCTTAAAATTCCTGAAGTATCGGATTCTCTTTGATTTTGCTGGAGAGCAAAGGCTGTTCCTTGCCCTTTGAAAGATGCGTTCTCTTGACTACCACTTGTTTGACCTCCTGTTTTTAAAACACTAAACCCAGCCTCTCCAGACTGAGGATCAAAACTAATGGGCCTGTTTTTGGCTATGGCATTTCTAACTTTCTTAACAATAGTCGATCTAGTGTCCCCGGCTTCTAGTTCAATGATTTCTCGAAACTGAACACCAGAACTAATAACTCGTAAACCTTTTACTATTTTTCGAACACCAATATCTTTTTCATTAGTGTCCGATGTTCCTTTTTGTACAATAAATCTAACATTAGGTGGGCTGTTTAAGACACCATCAGTTACATTTATTCCACCAAACCCGCCACTATTATATCTAAACCCTGCTAAAGCCTTTATTTCATTAGGAAAAGTAGTATCTAAAGTTCGTGAAGTTAAAGTGTTTCGTACTGCTATTTCATTACTGCCTTGAGCACCTAAGAAATTATAGTCATTGTTATCTCCTAAATTGTTTTTTATTATTACAGCGCCATCGTTCCAGGTGAATGATAAAAACAAACGACTTTTTTCTGGAACAGGTGTAGTAATACTGGTTGTATCTATAGTAAACTCATTATCTGTATCTGGATGGAGTTGAACTGTTACATCTTCAGTAGGTGGTTTTGCGTTATAGTTCGGTTGAATTACAAGATCTGTGGATGTTGCATCATATCCCTCCGTATAGCCTCCATAAAAAAGTCTTCCGTTTGATATGGCTTGAGCGTCAGCAACTTGAGGAACACTATCGAATATTTTATCCTGAACCGTTGCGCTTAAACCAGTATAGTTACTGTCGTTTCTAAACTCAACAACACTAGTCGTTGTTCCACTTACATTGTCAATGGTATCGACTAAAAAGAATGCAGCATCCTTATCCCCAAGCCTTGCATAGACTTTAATCTTACTAACATCTGCCGGGCTATTGGTAACACTAATATTGATTTGATTAAAAAAGTTTTGCTCACCCACATTATTAAATCCATCCTTTAATTGATTAGGAGCAACCGATAATCTTGAGTATGGACTTAACGCACTCTGCTCTCCATCGAAGTATTCATACTGATATGCGAACTGAAAGTTCTTAGTAAATATTTCATTCTGTGGAAATGATGAGTTGTTTACAAACGTAAGAACAGGGGTTACAAGTGGTGGTGCTTTTGCCACTGTTATGTATTGTAGCCTCTCTTGAACAGTTCCTGTGGTGAATAGTGAAGGATATCCACCTACACCACTAACACTTTCTTCACACAGGGTAGCATTAATCTTTTTAGGCTGGCTACGTCCGTCATTAAAGTAAAGAAGGATGTCGTTGTTTGCTAGTCTTATAATGTCTGCATCTATAAACCCATCCTCTGAAAATTGCAGGATAGAACTTTGATATACAATGAATGTCTTCTTTGCATTCTGATCGTATCTAAATATTGTATGATCTAGATTTGAATTATAAACGAAGTAATATATTTGACCCGCATTGTCATCAGCAACAACACCCAATGTAACGCTTACTCCTGTTAGGGCGGATCCATTCTCAATAGTAGTAGACCTTTTAGTATTTCCCCAGGCGTTTTTTAACACCAATGAATCCTTCTCAACATCAACAGCGACCCTAATGTTTTGAGCATCGGTCATCTCTGTTTTTTTAATCAGGCGCTCATCGTCGTCAGTGTTTAGATACCTGGGTATTAACTTGTCTATTCTTGGCATGATTACGATTTAGGGCTAAGGACAAAGTTCTGCCTGCTCACACTAAGCGCATCAAATTTATTAAAGGACTTCATGCGTGAGTTGGCTAATCTCCTTTCGTTGTAATATTCTGCACGTGCCCTTTGCTTTTCTCCCAAAGGAACACTAGATTTTCTTTCTATAATTTTATGATATATGTATGCCCTCAATGCCTGCTCTGCCATCACAGGTACACAAGGATTGCTAGACTTTGCTTCGTCAGAGATATACTCCAATACAACCTTGCTTGTTGATGATATCGCTGCAATCTCTATCCGATTCTCATTAAGGTTTATTCTATACTCACCAGCACCTTGACCTCCACCCATTCCGTACAACCTTCCTTGAGTAGACTCGTACATAAAGTTTTGAAAAACATAGGAGTCAAAGCCTAGCAAATAGTTAGGCATTGTTTCAGCAGGCTGATTGTTTAAGATGTTCATGTTTGGATTGTTAGCAAACACATACACCAGGCCATCAGGACCAAGTTGTCCTAACTTAACCATGTCAACATAGTCACAAGGAAGTTCTACAGTTCCTAGATTTAAATTAACATCTAGTATTTCTGTTTTAATATTATGACTTATGTCAAAGCCAAACTCTCTAATTCCACGTAAGGCATATTGCCTAACCATGTAATCCGAAGGGGTAGCGCCATAGTCATCATCATCAATACTCATTATATAGTCATTGACAACGTAGTCTATTGGTATGTAATTCTGACTCATTAAGAATTATTTTCTTTGGTTACTTCATTGCTTGCGTATGCGTAAACATCTTTATCTCTAAGGTTGACTCCAACTAGTACTAATATTTCTTCTACTAATTCAGCAAAATAATGTTCTGGTAATTCGAAGTCTACACTATTTGTGGCATCATAAACTTCAACTCCGGCTACCGCTGTTGTGTAACCAAACTTTGGAGATGAGGTTGTCTTTGCCTGGGTTGTAGGAACAAGACCTTCTGGTAACTTATAATACCTTAAAACAATTGATCCAATACTTGTATTAGTGTTTGGAAATATTTCAATCTTCTCTGATATTAAAGCAACAGGGGCCGAGTCAGAGGGTGCAGATAAATCGCTGTTGATTATTCTGTCTATATGATCCTCGTTGTATACTAACTGAACCTGTGCTTGCTCCTCTACTCCTAATATTTTTTTACCTATCGTATTTATTGATACCACTCTCGCTAGATCAGTAGGCTTAGTGGCCTCTTTTGATGCGCTCAAAGTGAGTGTGCTTTTTTTAGAAAAAACAGAAAGGTCTTCTTGTACTGTTTTAGATCTAGAAAAAATTCTAGGTCCATCAATGTTAGATCTTCTTAATCTATTGCTCATAGTTATCTCCCCAAACAAACGATTGAACACGTTCATTTGCGCCACGCCAGCAAACTGGTTAAAGATAGCGGGAGTTACAAATCCTCGTTGATCTTTATTTGCTATGTCTTTTACTGCGTCAAAAACTCTTTGTACACTTGCCATAATCTTTTAAGCATTTTAGCAAATATACGAAAATAACAAAGGGGGTTCTTGCGGAACCCCCCTTGGTTGGAACGTGGAAAACCAAATCCTTGTACGTCCTAAAAATCCATTATGAATACTACAAATCTAAGACAACTTCTCTAGTCTCGCAAGGATCTCCTCGTATAATGTAGTTCCTTTTTCAGTCAAGCAATACCTAACTAAAATGTCTACAGGGTCTTGACCCGGTGGAACAGAGAGTATTAGGTTGCCGCTGTCAAACCAGTAAGCACCATCATTTTTCATGCTTATAATTTGAAAGTCCTTCGCTTGAATAATAGCCGATCGAACTTTAACCCTAGGATCGTCAAACATTCTAATGAAGTTCTGAGGATTACTCTTAGCCTCTTTAAGAAGTTCTCTTCTTATCTCTAAGGTAGTTTGCTGTATGTTAATATTTAAAGCAAGGGCGACTGAAAGTATTTCGTCTAATTCTTTATTACGAACTAATGCAACCGCATCATGAACCAAAAATTCATTATCGACTTCAGCCTCATAATGTTTAGTATTATCTAGCACACGAAATAAACCACCGCCATTGGCAGCATTAGAAGGGTGTGCGTATAAAAAATCTCTTAGGTTAGCCTTTTCTTCAGGTACACTTAAAAGTCCATCTCTAAATACTACGTGTGAACGAACGGATGCCTCACCCTGTTCGTCTTTAAAAATACTAGACTCTCCAGGACAGTAACGAATCTGTCTCACCTTACCAGTCTCTCTATCATACACAGGTATTTCAGATTTTAATTTACACACGATACCCCCGCCTTTAATAATTTCAAAAATTACTAATGAATCTCTGACTGATTTTTTCTTAATGGGAGTGAAGCGACTTGAAGAAGTCTTAGGCGCTGTTGCCTTTGTTGTTTTTGGCGCAGCAGGTGCGCTCTTTGTTTTTGATTGTGACATAATTTAATATAATTAAAAAGTTATTTGGGAGTGAGGAGGGGGCAAAACCCCCTCCGTTCCCTAAGAATCTAAAGTGATTACTTGATTAAGATATGCTGGTTAGCAGCACGAGTAACTAGAGTACACTCAGAACGATAGTTAAATTGAAGGTCGTCAGTATTTGTGTTATTGACACCTAAAATAGAACCAGTCATCCAGTGCTCCATCTCACGGCTGTATCCGTTTGTATCCTTGTAGTTAAGTTCCAAAGCAGCGGCACGATCACCAGTCTTTGGATCAACAACTGTAGTCAAAGGAATCATAGCACCTTTGTACTTAGAATCGCTAAGACCTAACAAAGTTGGGTCGTTAAGAAGTTTCCAAGCGTGTTTGTGGAAAGTATATCCTCCACGCTTAAACGAATCAAAACCGAGTTCGTTTCCACGTCCACCAAATGCACTAAGGCCATTAGTAGTATTAGCGAAACCTGCTGCACCGTTCAATGAGGCAACCATATCATCAATGGCTAATCCTTGAGCAGTGTTAACATACATAGCGTACTCAGGAGCAGCGCCTTGCTTGTCAAGTTCTGCAATAAGAAGATCCATCTCAGTAAAGTTGTCTATCTGTCCGTCATTAACAATACCTCTATTCTCAATAGCAGAGAAGTAACCTTCACCACCTGTGATAGTAGAAACATTTGCATTTAGGTTGGCAGCGTTTCCGATCTTCTCACCGAGAAGCATCATCATTTCACGCTTGTCTAAGAAACGAGCACGAGTGTCCATCTCTCCTTTAACATACCATCTGTAATCTCCGTTACCTACGTTGATCCATCCAATATTAGTTGCTTGAGATCCTGTAACCTTGAATACCTCCTTGATAATATTATAAGGGTTAGTACGCTTGATTACGTTACTCTCTAAGTAACCTTTGTTTTGATCAGTTCCTTGTCCAAACAAGTTACCAATAATAGGAATGTCAACAGCAGCAGTGCTTCCTGTAGCAGTAAGTCCTGAAGTTGCTAGTGATTCAAACGTGTAAGTTGCTGTCGCTGTTGAAGCAATCTCTCCTGTTGGGGAAATAGCAGCAACGATGAAACGATCTTCACCTTGTACAAGAACTACGTCATTCAAACGAAGAACTGAAGCGACTCCTGTTGCTTTAGTAGCAGTTACAGATGTTGCTCCGATTGCAGCAGTTGCTGTTGGAGATACGTTTGCAGTTGAATGCAATCTAGTCTCTTCCCAGTACTGAACTTCGTCCGCTGTTCCGGATGCTCTAATAGCACCGGTTAAGGATAAAAATCCTGTTAAGCCACCAGAAATTTGTTGGTAGCCATAAGTTTTAACCAACTGATCCCTGTTATCGGGAGCGTTGATTTCGTCAATGAAATCTCCTAAAGAAGAGTATTTCGCTGGATCCAGTTGTCTAAAGACAGCAGGCTTGCTATCATTATACGTTGGAGGGCTTGATGTTAATGCCATTGTTTTTTATTTTAAATGTTTACATATTTTTCAAAAATGGTTGCCGCCTTCCTAATGCGTCAAGCACTTGGTTAGCAACTGAGTTGTCTTGACGTTGTACAGGTGCTGCTGGTGCGTTTGGATCTATGTTGGCTGCCTTTTCGACTATGCCTCTTTGACCGTCACTCATGCCTTGTCGATACACATTCTCTATAATATTTGGAAGGTTATCTGTAACCGTCCTGTGCATATTCCAGAGATCGTGATCCCAAGACCCATCATCACCTACGTACTTATCAAAGTACTCATTCATGTTCGTATTCGATTTGTTTAACTCATTACGATACGTTTCCGCCACACCAAAGTGAAACTCTTTTCCACCTGGCAAATCAAAAGATATCTTATCTAAACCTGCCAGCGAGCGTCCGCTTTCTTGTAGCCATGACGTATCAAATGGATTAGACCCATCTTCACTCACATCATTATTCGGTTCAACAGCCGGTGCAACATACTCACTACGGAGTGTGTCAATCGCCTGCCTAGCCTTTTGCGCGTCAATCTTCAATTGTAATTTTGCAATCTTCACCTCTTCATCGTTGTGCAATGATTCATCTGTCTTGTACTTTGAATTGATTAATGTATCAATTTCATCGTTACCTAAAGAAGGATATTCACTCGCAAGGTGGACTCGCATTACAGTACTGTCATCCATTTCGGATGGCTCTAAGGACTGATAACGAAACCAATCTTCTGGGTTTCTTCCTGTCTTCTCAACAAAATCAGCAATGACTTTGATTCTAGGATCTAGAGTTGACGCTAACTCTGCAACATCATCAGACTCTTCAACAGCGGGAGTTTCCGTTTCGGAAGTTTCCAGGCTATCTAGAAAATCTAACTTAGTAGCAGATTGTTCGGTTGTCATAGAACTTCCGCTTTCTACTTGAGGTTGTGACTCTTGTGCCACTTGCTCTTGTACAGGCGCGGGTTCCTGTTGTGCTTGCTCAACTGGTTCCGCTGTTTGTTGAACTGCGGGTTCAGTCGGTGTATTGTTTTCAGGAACTCCTTCCGTTTGAGGTGCTGGAGTTTCTGTAGTCTGGGCCTGCTCCGTTGATGAAGGTGGGCCACTCATTATCTCGAAACCTGCATCTTTAACTGCCTGTTCCATGTTGCTTTCAGTACTCATATCAATTAAATTTTATAGTTGTTCTTGCAAATCTAAATAATTATGCTTAGGTTTACAGCAGTGAAACCAAATCTTAATAAAATGAAACATCTATTTTTATCGTTCGTCGTTGCTCTCTCTTTGGGAGTACAAGCACAAGATCAACCACAAGCAAGAGAGTCCATGTGGCCCTTAATCGAATGTGGCATACAACACACACTATATCCTTTAGGTAATAATGGCAGCCGACACTTTGATATTGCGTCTAAGTATAAAGCCCAAGAATTGCTTGGAGTATTAATGAATCAAGCAGAGTCTTATATCAAAAATGCTGACATCTTTCCTACAGTAACAAACGGATACACCTTCTACTTTGAAGATGATCACTACGTTAACTACTGGGAGAATAAGGAGGGAAGTAAGGCTCCTGGTTATTTTGCTTCAGGATCAACAGGTGTTAGGTTAAACAAGCCTACACGTAAAGTTGTCAATGGAGTGTTACAATAAATTCCTAAACACAGATAATAAAAGAGGGGGCCATAAGCCCCCTTTTTTTATTCTTATATAAATATATAAGTTATCTTATTTCATAAACATATCTACCTTCACCTGTGTCGCTAAGTGGTCTAAAACTTTCGCCTTTTTCTTGAAGACCCATAATAAAATCTTCAGATACTTCTTCTCCAGTTTTTTGGTCAAAGTACTTGTCCATAATAAATTCACCACCGGCTTCTGATCTTAGGTAGTCCATACCTCTTTGTCTAGCGGCTCTTGCCATATCTCTTAATCTAGGATTTACAGAACCAATATCCTCTGTTCCTACAATGTACTCTGCAACCATCTGCTCATCTTCAGGTGCAAGTTTTGACCCTCTAAGCATATCTTTTAGGATAGGCATTGAAGCATTGTATATTTCAGCCGGATAGTCTTCAGTGGACTTTGGCATACTTCTCATTATGAAAGTCTGCTTTTCTTCTTCTACTACAGGAACCTCACCGCCCATCTCATAACGACCAGCCTTTCCGTCAGTTACTGCTTTTGTATTGGTGTCGCTTAGAATGGCTCTTGCCATATCTCTTTGCTTTGGATCTTCAAGTAGAGCCTTTAGCATACCGCCTTTTTCGTACTCCATCTTTCCACCCATACCATACTCTTGCTCTCCAGCACCTCTGCCTGCTCGTCCGCTTCTTACGGCTTCGCTGTTAGTCATTGCTAGGTTAGCGCCACCCTTGCGATACTTCATAGTTCCTCCCATTCCGTACATCTGCTTTAGTTTTGCTCCGGCTTCTGCCTTGACAAAATCATTAGGGCGCATTCCTTCTGCTTTATTTTCTCCACGACTCTCGTCTCTTCTGGATTTAAGACCTTGCATAAACTTTTTCTTAATACCCCGGAGATAATCTCTTTCTCCCATTGACTCGTCGTCTCTACTGTTGTAACCTTGTAACATAGTTATTTATTTAATCTATCAAATTTACGAATTATGATTATTATTCTGAGGGGGTGAGATTACCACTTTACTTTATTTGCCCAATATGCAGCGCTCATTTTCCCCTTAGCAATATTCTTTGCGTGCCTGGCTTTGAATGATGCTCTTTTCTTTTTCCTTGAAGGACTAGGGTTTTCCTCTGTTACCGTGTCTGCTCCTTGCTGACCAAAACGAATTATCTTTATTTTCTTACCTTCCTTTGCAACCACAACGTGTGATTTTTTTGGATGGGATGGAGTTCTCTTTGGTTTATTAAAAGCAGAAACCCCAACCTTAGTTAATCGATAATCTTTTTTTGGCTTGTCAGGCATTCAACAAAGATAGTATCTTTTTATTCGTAAGATATGGCGTAAATATCAGTGTTGTCAACCATATTAAAGTATCCCGCTTCTTCTAACAAAGCAGACATTTTAATGTCATTACAATGAGCGTGTTCAACCTTAATGACTTTGGGTCTAAGAGGACCATGGAAGTCTATAGTTTCTAGTATTTTTAAATCATGACCTTCCGCGTCTATTTTTAAAAAGTCCACATGAGGGAAGTCAGAGCAATGCGTGTCTAGTAAAGTTTGATAGGTCATACACTCCACCTCTTCGTCATGAACCAGGTCAGCATTTTGTTCTACAAGCCCCTCAGTTTCAAGAGTAGACATTCCTCTAAAGTCTGGATCTCTTTCACAAAGATCTTCATTATATACCTTCATAACGCATGAGCCGTCGTGAGTAGATATAGCGGAATTAACATAAGTTACATTATCATGAACAGGTAACTCTTCTAAGTATTGTGATAAAGGCTCAACAATTACACCTGTCCATCCGTGTTCTGCTAACGGTATTAAGGTGTTAAAACTATTTGATCCTATCTCTATGAAGTATTTCATTTTTATTAGGTTTAAAGTATCTGACGAAGATACAACATTTAACTATTGATTTTTTCTTGATGATCCAGTTCCTTCTTTAAGTGCGCTATGGCTTTTTGAATATCTTGAGTAATTGGGTTATCTGGTTTTTTGCCTGCCCTTAGTAGGTATGTAATAGCAGTCCCCAGATTATAGTTGTCTGCTTGAAAGTCTAGGACAACATCAAACGCCTCTATGCGTTTATGTTTTCCAATATAATATTTAGGTGTGGTACTCATGGTCTAGAACAGAATGAAACGATTATATATCTCTCGCCCTTTGATATAGGTCTTCCCCCATGGCGATGAGTAATTTTAGCAGGATGTATAGATATCTCTCCGACATTTCCTTTATGAACTTTTTGCTGTCTCCAGAACCAAGTGCCCCCTCCTTCAAAGTCTCTGTTCAATGTCAGGACGCAAGATATTAATCCGCTGTCGTGATGTAAAGACAAGTGACCTTGTACGTCTTCTTGATACTTAATCATAAAGTTTTCACTAGACAGATCAGGCCAAGGCTTACCGTGCAACTGCCATTTGTGAATAGCACAGGGATAAACAAACTCTTTTAGAACCTTAGAATAAGTTTTGTCTAGCCCTATTGACTCTAACAGTATGTCTGTTGTTGGGTAGTAGTCATGTCGCTCTTTTGTCCACTTGTCTAATTTATTGGCTTCGTCAATTACCAAACTACAAAACTCTTCTGTGAACAGCGGATAAGAAAAAACATCTTGTATATTTTCATCTACTACTAGATCCCACTCTTTTGTTTTAGCAGCCTCATGAACAAACCTATTCACAAACTCTTTGTAAGAATAATCTGCTAAACAGTTAATCGGTGTTGGTTCTGTTGTAGAGGTTTCACGAGTGCTTAACTGACCTAAGAAATCATTTTTTACGGCCATAGCAATAGTGTCTTGAGTTATAAAACCTAGATCACCTCGTGGGTGATCACAGAAGGTAGCAGGCAAAAACTCATCAACTGGGAAAAGATAATTATGAAAGTTTTGTTCAAGTATTCTTTGCACTCCTTCGTCGGTAAGCATATACGCATGAGCGTTATAAGCATACCTAGGCTTACATAAATATTTATTTACTCCTTTTGGAGGCTGAACAAAATTACAAGCGAAATACATTAGAGTCCAATGCTGATCAGTTTTTAATTCGCTGGCTTCAAATTTTCTTTTAACATAAAAGTCCTCCTCTAGTATTAAAACTTTTTTATAATTATTAACAGAAGCGTCTTTCCAAACAGCGTGATGAGACGCGGCACAACCTATTTCTCCAGGAGTTATTTCCCTATTGTAAAAACGATGAGAAGAGGTAGGTATTATCCAGTCTTTAAAAACTCCATAATCGGGTGGCATATTCTTACCGGTCTTACCATTGCAAGCATCCCATATAGTTAATTCAGATTTAAAACCAAACTCTTTAAATCTTTTAGTAATGTCTTCTTTTTTTTGTTCTGTAGGATCTAAACATATTACATATGTCATGTCCGCATCCCGATCTTCGGGAACTGTTAATGTTTTTGTTTTCGCTGTTGGTTGTTTTTTTGAAAGTATAGGTCCTGCGCTCATTTTGTTATCTATTAAATTTAACCATTCGTTAGTGACATTAGACCAATCCCTGGTCTGAATGTATTTATTAATTCTTTCCCAGTCCGTAGATTTGTTGAAACCGTTGATGGTTTCTTTTAATCCAGCAATCTCATTAGTGTCTACTATAACGCCATGAGCCATCATCTCTAGAGCCGTAATACAATATGTCTCTTTATAGTCTGTTGGGTAATACCAAGTCTCTGTAGTTCCCATTCTTTTATAAAGTTCTTCTGTAGAAAGAGACCCTAAAAAAGTTACATTTTGATGCTCTAGGCTTTTAACTCTTGCTGAAAAGTTTTCATTATAGTAGTCTAAGCCGTAGGCTGGAGTGGCAATAGCAAGTGTGGCGTATGCTCGTTTTCGTTTTATTATTGGCCATTCGTTTAAAAGTTTATCCAACCCTCTTTCTGGATGAGAAGAATACAAATAACTTCCAGGAACTTTATACTCTGCTTTTTGAATGTCTGATAAAGAAATACCATTACCTATTATTTTTATTTTATCCTGACACCTACGAGCCCTGGATGTAAAATCTTGCTTGTGCCAATCAGTTAAACAAATTATATTGTCGCACAAATCATATCCCTCCAAGATTTCTTCTTGTGTCATTTGTTCTCCTTGAAACCAATAGAAAGGCTCTTCGTTATGTAGCCAAAATAAAACCTTATTTATTTGAGCACAATTGTAATGCTTATAAAAATGTAAATAAGAAACGCCTACAAGGACATCTATCTTTTGAGGAAGTTTGTCAAAACTCTCAAGAGGTAAATATTGTATAGCAATTTCATCCGTATGTTCTGTAAGTATAGTTGTAGGTTCTACTTGTCCTACTATAAACAACTTATGACCCCTAATGGCTAGAGACGCTGATAATTTATTTACGCACTGTTCAGTTCCTCCAAGACCTGGAGTATAACAATTCCAAGGTGAGGCTGAGTAGCCTACATGGAATACTATATTCATGTAATTAGAGCGTTGATTTTCATTGCATTATATTGAACTGCTTCAAATATACAATGTTTAAATTAATTGTTTACCGTAAGAGTTTTTTTTGATGGACTTATCTGATCGTTTATTTTTGACTTCACATCGGTTTCTATCGCTGTTACTTGACTAGAGCCAAGGGCTGCTTGTGTCCAAGAAATAATGTCGGAATGTGTTAGATTGGAAAACGCGGTGAACCCGCTAAGGTCACTTGTGTCCAAAGCCTGAATACCTATAGAAGAATCCATGTAAGCGTCTCCATCAGGATCTAGTGTATCTGAAGTTGCAGTTACCCTCCAATGAACTTGATATATAACATCTGTGTGGCCACCCATACTAGAGTAACACTCTACTGTTTTACAATCCCAATTTATCGTTGTTGCCATCTTATTTATTTTATAGTAGCCTCAAGGAGGCCACGCTCATATTCTAATTGTTTTTCTATAGAAATAATTCTATCCTCAAGTTTATTAATCACCATTACTTTATTGTCTAACCTTTCATGAACCATTGTTAACTCTGACTTCAAAGAAGTAAATTCACTAAAAACACCACCAGCCGTAAAGACAGCAATTACAAACCAAAGAACTATTTGCCAATTTTTTATTAATGGAGCACCTACAGACATGATTATAATTGATTTACTTGTAATTCACCTCCGTCTACTGTAACTGCAAATCGAGTTCCACTAGAGTCTCTTAATATTAAAGCACCTTCGT